ACACCAGACACCAGACACCAGACACCAGACACCAGACACCAGACACCAGACACCAGACACCAGACACCAGACACCAGACACCAGACACCAGACACCAGACACCAGACACCAGACACCAGACACCAGACACCAGAGAGAAACCTTACACCAAACTACTGTATAACACTGTATGAAACCCTGTGGATAACCCTGTATAACCTGTGAATACTGTGGATAACTCCCTCAAACTTTTGTGGACAAGCTGTGGACAATTTGTGGTATAGAAACAACAAACCGCGTATAACGTGCGATCATAGCACGGTCAAGGTGTCACCCTAGGGTAACGCTCCCAGAGCCTCATAGCCCGTCCTATGCCTTCCAACCTTACATGAAACTTACGTGAAACTTACGTGAAACTTACAGTTTCTGGGGCTGGCACGGATCTTGCCGTAGTGGGTACTTACTTAACATGGCACCAATATAGTGCGCTGGATGCACTGGTTTGGTGCATGACGTATGGCCTATGCACCAAGATGGTGCGCGGCGCGCTGCCCTACCCACCTGACTGCCTCATAACATTTTCCACACTTTCACCTAATACTTCACATATTTTGGCACGATACCAAGGCCTAACCTAACCTAACCTATCTTATCAAAACCTATCTACATCTATACACAATTAGATTGTGTATAGAGAACACACCCTTCTCATAATCAATTCCTAATATCTTATGAGACTCCACTCACTCCTATACACAAGCCAAATGTGTATAGAAAACAGCCATTTCTCATAATATACACCCCGTTACCCGCCCCACGCCCTCAAAAATTAAAAAATATCTAATACTTATGAATTTTTTGGCAAAAATATCTAATACTTTCTTTAATATGGCACCACTCCAATAGTGAACACCCACTTATAATCTGGCAAACTCTCATAGAGCCATCACATGACCGCTGCACACGAAACATTCACCTTGAATAGCAAGGGCTACCCGGCTAACTGGCCTGACTGCAATCCGAAGCGCCCAGACACCGTGGTGAGCCGCATTACAGACCAACAAAAGAAGGACTTGTATGAACGGAACATTACTACCAGAGACTTAGCAAAGTTATTTGGTGTACGGGAGGCCTACCTCTCTTGGCTATTCCCCGGCAAGGGTCCGGGGTTTAGCAAGGCCAAGAAAATGCTCATAAATACCCGTAAAGAGTATCGCTGTAGGTACGCTGCACAGGTAATAGAAGGCAAAATCAGCATAAAAGACGCTGCCACGGCCTCCAGAATCCCCTACCGGAGCATGGCAAGGGCAGTCCAACTCTTGAAAAAGCAGGCACAAAATGTCACAACCACCCAAGTTTAATGCAGAAGACTTCCCGACTCTAGCCGAGTCAGGTGGTCAAAACCTTGATGAACAGTACATTCCTGAGTTCATTCCCCTCACTTCTACCACCTTAAACCTAGAGTTTGAGCTACTAGAGCAGTATAACAGGGCTAGAAAACTGCTTCATGACGCCCAATACGACACCACTATCTCCTTGAACCAGAAGTCAGCAGCCTTGAATAGCGCGACTGCTATCATCGGTGCACTAACTAAGAACCAAGCAGAGCTATATAGCCTTGAACGCATTAAGAAGATTGAGAACGTACTGATAGAAACCTTGAAACTGTTTCCCGATATGCAGACAGAGTTCATGGCTAAGTATGAAGAAGCGTTAGGGCCTGAAGTATGATAGCCGAACATCTAAATAGAGTTAAAGAGAGTATAGCCAATGTCTATACTATGGGCAACCTGTCACAATGGATATCTAACAGTACGAAGTACGAAGGGAAGAGATTCAGTTATACGGGTCGGGAGTACCAACCTACGATTATTGACGATCCAGCAAAGACCTTGTTAGTTATTAAGTGCGCTCAGGTAGGGTTATCTGAGATATTCGCACGGTGGGCCTTGGCTTCTGTAGTGACACAAGACAACTTCACTACTATCTATACATTCCCTGCTGCCACAGATGCAGAGTTGTTCTCTAAAAGCCGCTTGATGCCTATCATAGATAGCTCCAAGGTGGTGAAACATAGCATGAGTCGTATAGTTAACTCAGTAGAACTTAAGCAGTTCGGGGTTAATAGCTTCCTGTATACGCGGGGTACATACTCAGAGACAGGGGCGCTATCTGTACCTGCTGATTTGATTATCCATGATGAATACGATAGGTCGGACATGGCTAATGTGTCAGCTTATGTGTCACGTTTACAAGCTAAACCCACTAAGATGCGTCGGATTTTCAGCACACCGACTGTAGCCAAGTATGGTATTGATGCGGAATGCCAGACAGCTAGACGCAAAAAGCAGGTGTGGACCTGCTCTCACTGTAAGCATAAATTCCTTCCTAATTACCATGATAATGTCATTATACCGGGGTATACAGGTGAGAAGAAGGAGATTAACAAGCACAATCTGGAGAATATCAAGTGGCGAGAAGCCAAACTGCTGTGTCCCAAGTGTGGTCGTGAACCAGAGATAAGCATAGAGCACCGCGAGTGGGTTGTGGAGAATAACGAGGCTAAGTTCGATGCTGTTTCTTACAATGTATCACCGTTTTGTGCACCGTCTTTCATTACTGCGCCCTACCTTGTTAAAGTATCTACAGAGTTCAATAAATGGAGTGAATTTTGCAACCAGGCCCTTGGTGAAACATCTGAAGATGCACAAGATATGCTGGTTGAGTCGGATGTACGAGCTATGCATAGTCCTAACAGTATGGACTCTAGTGATGTACATTTCATGGGTTGTGATATGGGTCTTACTTGCCATATTATGATAGGGCGTAAGGTTGGAGGTAAGTTGATAGTAGTGCATCGTGAGAAGGTGTTCTATACTGACTTTGAAGAGAAGAGGCGTATGCTCTGCTCCAAGTACCGTGTAGTCACATCAGTTCACGACTTGTTCCCCTACACTGATATTATCACACGGATTACAGGGTTCGACCCTAATGCTTATGGTGCTATTTATGTAGAGAAGAAGTCTACAGAAAGTCATACTATCAAGGAGCAGGAAGCTAATCCAGAGGAAGGGAAGTTGAATGTTCGCTCTGCTATGGTTAATAGAAACATCGCCCTTGATGAGTTGATGGCTGAGATTAAAGCAGGGAGTGTACTTATCCATAACGTAGATGATGAACTGACACAACACCTGCTAGACATGAAGAGAATACAGAAGTTTATGAAGGATAATACTATGCGCTATGTATGGGAAAAAACTGATGGTATCGACCACTGGCACCATACACTGCTTTATCTGTATATAGCTACTAAACTCCGAGCTACTGCTGGTGCATGGACAGCGGCTGGTGCAGTTCCATTCTTGTCGGCCTTTGTTCCAAAACAAAATGTGCAATGAGTGTGGTTTAGGTGTATAATTCTTCCATGAAAATACCTAAACCACCTTCTGAACGAATGAATCTCCATGTATCTGTGGAGGTTGCTGCACAGTTGAGGCAGTTAAGCGCCTTAACTGGTATCAGCATTACCAGACTTGTACACAATGCCTTGGCTGCCTATCTGAAGGAGCAGAAACATGGAGATTAAGGTTATTACCCAAGAAGTTTTATTGGAAATGTTTACATATCTAGAAGGTGACCTGATATACAGAATCAGGCCTGCCCGTAATGTCCAAATAGGGACAATTGCTGGTTGTCCAGATAACGCAGGTTATAGAATTATACGTATAGCAGGTAAAGCTTATAAGGCTCACCGCCTAGTGTGGTTGTACCATACAGGTAATTGGCCTGCTGAAGGGTTTGAGTTAGATCACATAGATGAGGATAAGGCCAATAACCGTATAGATAATCTAAGAGAAGCGACCAGTGCTAAGAATAAGCTCAATGTGAGTCTGCAAACTAATAACAAATCAGGTCACAAAGGTGTACACCTGAATAGGTTGGGCACCTACTCTGCCAGTGCTAAGCTACACGGTAAGCATCATTGGTTGGGTAGTTACCCCACAGCAGAAGAGGCATCTGCAGCTTATCAAGCATTTGCTAAAGCTAATCACGGAGAATTTTACCGCGCCCCGGCTATAGTATGATAAACTTCGACGCATTGCGTCGAAGGAATTACTACTATGAGCTTTCTAACTAAATGGTTAGGCCTTGAAGCAGAGGCTGCTACCCTCCCTCCTGTACCCTTGCCAAAGGCTCCTACAGGGGCACAGGCTGAACCTGCACACCGCACGGTAGTAGGTGGAGCTACTGCACGGTTACAGCAACCTGACAGGGCACCTCTTACTACCAATAGACTTGATGTACGGAATGCTAGCAATACTGCTGCTGCTATCCGTACCCTGACTTACACCTCTCCTGAGATTGGTGCAGCGATCTATGCTAATTTACGTGTAGGTATCCCTGAGAACTTCTCCCTGATTGCTCGGGATATGGACGGTAAGGTTAACCCTGCTGCTACTGGCATTGCTCAGGAAATCTTGCGTCGGATTACATACCTCGGAAATGTAGATGGTACGTATGGTTCACAGGATACTATCCAATCTATCTCTGAGAGCTTAGGCAAGCAGTTGTTACAGTATGGTGCTTGTGCTGGCGAGGTAGCCCTTGATAAGGCGCGGGTTCCTGCTAGTCTGAACCCGATCTCTGTCACTACTATCAAGTGGTATGACGAGGATAAGTCTACACGCCCTGTACAGTTGCTTGGTGGTGTAGAAATTAGCTTGGATATTCCTACCTTTGTTTATGTCAGTCTGGATCAGGACTTGATGGAAGCTTACTCTAGCTCTCCATTGGAATCTGCTATCCAACCTGTGTTGCAAGATATAGAGTTTAATAACGATGTGCGCAGGGCCTTGAAACGTGCAGTTCTTCCGCGCTTGGTTGCCACTATCGACTCAGAAGCTATTAAGAAATCTACGCCACCTGACATTCTAAACGATAGCGATAAGTTTGCTGCTTACAAACAGCAGATCATTGGTGCTGTACAGCAGGTAGTTAACGGTGCTAACCCAGAAGATGCTTTCATCAGCTTCTCCGAGATTAGTTATGCCTATGTTAATGGTGGCCAAGACCCATCAGCTATTATCGAACGTATTCAGAAGGTCTTGAACACGAAGCTGCAGACAGGGACTAAGACTCTGCCTGTGGTACTTGGCTACGGTGGTGGAGCTAATGCTGCCTCTGCTGAGTCATTGCTGTTCATCAAGTCTGCTAACATGGTTCGGGTCAAGCTGAATGAGTTCTATAGTCGCATTCTGACTATTGCTACCCGCTTGATGGGTCAGGATTGCTACGTCGAGTTTAAGTATGCTCAAATAGACTTACGCCCTGACGCCGAACTAGAAGCTTACAAAGCTATGAAGCAATCTCGTATGCTGGAACTACTGTCTTTCGGCTTGATGACCGACGAAGAAGTAGCCATTGAACTGACTGGGAACCTGCCGCCGCAGGGCTACAAGCCCTTGATGGGTACGATGTTCAGGGTAGGGGCCGGTGCATCAGCAGGGGCCGGACAACCCGGCACAGCGGCTTCTGGCACTTCCAATATGAGTCAGGGAAAGCCTGAAACTCCAGCAGCACCTAAGTCTTGATAGAAGTTTGACAAATTTACCCACGGCTATCTGATATAGTAGCCCAACTGAGGATTTACCGTGCCCAATCCAAACTATCAAGCTACCGGGAAAGACTGCCCGATTATGGAGACAGCAGTAGTTGTACCTAGTGACTCTACTGACATTACTGATCTACCAAGGGCTATCTGGGTTGGTGTAGGTGGTGACGTTACCTTGATGGCTGCTGCTGATCAGACCTCTCGGGTCTTCAAGAACGTAGCTAGCGGTACTCTGCTACCTATCCGCGCTAGACGTATCTATAACACAGGTACATCTGCTTCTTCAATCATAGCCTGCTATTAGTATGTTCGGCGTAGGTCCTACCCTTCACAATACGGGGAAGTCGCCGCAACAGCAGTGCTTGTCCCTGCTTGATAAGTACTGCAAGTCTCCTGCTGGTATCTATGATCCGGTTAAGGGGTATATGCAGTTACCTGCTAATCTGGTAACGTGGTCGGGTGATCTAACTGATGCATCCTACACTAAGGTGCAGCTAGTAGCCAGCAAACCTACTGACATAGCACCACCTAAGCAAGGTATCACACCTATCAAGCTTACTGCTACAAGTGGGGCTAATGGTAGTTCATGGAGATTCTATAAAGGACCAGCTACTACTGCTGATACGAACTACACAGCAGCGATTTACTATAAGCCGGGAAGCGGTGCGCCTTACGTACTATTTAACTCAGATAGTAACGGTAGTGAGGGAGTATTCTTTAACGCCACTACAGGTGCTTACCTAAGCCGAATTGGTACTGCCTACTCTGGCGAGTCACTTGCTGTAGCTAATGGTTGGTACATGTTAGTAGTGAACTTTAGAGCTACACTTGCAGACTCTAATCACAACATGTTTTGGTGCCTTACTAACAGGACTAATACTGCTGCTAATGGTGCTGACCCCGGTTTTGTTGGTGGTGAGTATGCTTATTTTGGTGGTTATGGTGTATTTGAGGGTACCCTTACTGCTGCACAGATTCACGCTATGGGTGGCATCCCTTGGACTAGGGAGACTGCTAGTGTTGCTTTGACACTTGGCCCTCGGCTAGAGGTTAATGGTGAGTTTGATTCTGACACTGGTTGGACAAAAGGTGCTGGCATTAGCATAGCTAATGGCGGCGCAACCTTTAATAACGGTGCTGGTTATCCAAACTTAACACAGAACTATGCTTATACGTCTGGGAAATCGTACCAGTACGATATAACGGTTTCAGCTTGGTTAGCAGGTGCAGCGGCTGTATTTACAACTAAGACTGGATATACTCCACATCCAAATAAAGTTACAGGTGTTGGAACCTTCAGCGATGTATTTGTTGCTGATGGCACATATAACCTAATGGGTGTTCAGCATGGAAGTCCCGGTGGTACAAATAGCTACACATTTGACAGTATCTCTGTCCGAGAACTCATCTCCACACCTTGCCCTCTCTACACCGATGCACACGCCTATATACCGGGCAGTTACTCACTTGTAACTCCTGCAAACTTGCTAAAGTGGAGCAGGGATTTTGCTAATGGGACTTGGAGTTCTAGCTCAGCCGCGCTATTGAGGACTGCAACTGAACTTGTAGAGATAGCTACTTCTGATTATCACCGTGTAGGTTACTCCTTGGCAGGGATACCAACTACCCAACGTACATTTGCCTTTGAGGTCAAACCTGCAGGTCGCAACTACGCTAGGGGTTGGAGTTGGGGTGGTGCTGACTCTGGACAACAAACATTTACTCTGATAGGTGCTGGTAGTTCTACAGGTTCATTGCCAACAAGTATAGCCAAGCAAGCTGATGGTTGGTATATGTGTACTTTCTCTGTACCTCTCAATCAAGCTGGAAATGTAGTCTTTGGACCTTCCGATGGTGTAGTTGGTGGTACTGATGCTTACATGGGTATAGCTGGGTTAGGTCTGTCCTGCAGAGGTGCAGGTTTATTTGAAGGTAACTATACTGCTGATCAGTTAATAGCTATGGGTGGTATACCTTGGACTAGAGAAACTCCTAACGTATCCCTAAGCTTGGGTAACAACCTTATTACCAATAGCGAGTTCAAAAACAAAGGTAGCGGTTGGACTATAGCGAATGGTTCTGTTAACTTTGATTCTGGCAAGGCTGTGTTTGGTGCTAACAGTACACAGTTCTACCAGTACCTATCTACTCTTACTGTCAATAAGCAGTACCAGTTTGATTGGGAGCAAAGCACTGCAGGCTTGATCTACATGAATGTCGGTGGTGGTTGGGTAGTCCCCGCACATACTGGCACCGGACCAAAGTCGTACGTTGCTACTGCTGATGCGGCCTTACAGGTCTATGTGTACCTTACTACAGGTGGAGTAGCTGGAGACTGGATTGACAACTTGACAGTTAGGGAACTCATCTCCACCCCCTGTCCAATCTACGCACCCACCTCATCTCTAGGCCTTGCATCTAACAACTTCAATGCCACTATGGGGAATACTGGCTATACGCCAGTCGAAGGCGAAGCCCGACTTGTCTATGATGCACTCAGCAAGGTAGGGCCAGAGTTAGTACCTAACGTAGGCAAACCGTTCGTTAACACTGCAGGGTGGGCTGGCAATCAGGCCACAATAGCTGTAGTAGGTGGAAAGATACGGGTTACTGCTACAGTTGCTAGTGGCGGCTATATCTCTGGATATGTAAACCTCACAGGTCTTACACCCGGAGCGACCTTGCAGGTTACTGGTATGCACACTGCAGGTACTGCTACTACCAACTATATTGCTACGTATTTGCTTAGTGCTGGTTCTGGTAATGGTGCGTCAACTCCTGTCCTAGCTAGTGGTGCTGCAGGTAGTTACTCACAAGTAGTAGATGCCGATGGCTCTATTTGGATCGCAGTTGCTGGAACCTCTACAGGCATTGGCTCCTACTATGACATAGATTTCTTGTCTGTAAAAGAAATCATAGGTATCCATGCTACCTCTGCTAATGTGTACACACGGCGTGGACTTGTTAATCAGACAACCAATAGCGATGATGTGTCTGGTGGCATATCTCCTACTGGTCTGACTTTTGTTACTAATTCGGTACATAGCCCACTAACAGGTACTAATACTGCAGATGCGATGAGGGAAACAGTAGATGCTAGCCGACACACACTGGTAAACTCAGCAGTGTTAGCTACAGGTACTTATAACACTGTGGCTGTGATTGCCAAACAGGGGGTAGGTACTAGGTGTCTACAGACTGCTAATGGGGGCGGTGGTTGGGCTAACTTCAATCTGCAGACTGGTGTAGTCGGCAGTCGAGGTGGGCCATATACCCACACCTCAGATATACTTGCACTTGGGGATGGTTGGCACCTATGTACTTTTGTAGCTATACCAGCCGCAGGAGCTTATAACCGCTGGCTATCCATAGTTACTGGAGCTAACTCTGCATGGTTGGAATCCTACACAGGTGACGGTACAAGCTCTATTATCATCGCTCGTCAAGCCTTGCTAGACGGTTACTACACACCTAAAGAGATTATGGATGCTGGTGGCTTGCCACTGACTACTACGGTAGCGGCTAGCAATCCTAGTGCTGGTAGATACGTTTGGTCAATGCTCACTCTGACAGGCATGAAACTTGACAGACTACCATTCACCTACTTGGATGACTTCGTTGTAGTAGCTTGTTTCAGAGCTAGCAAACCCGGAGCTTGGCTAACTGTATTTTCTCTTACAGGTGTTAATGGTATAGCACGGATGCAGCTTTATGCCTCTTCAGGAAACTATGCTAGCCTCTACATGTCAGGAGATACTAACCTAGGTGGTGGTGGCTATATCCATAGTACGGTCAACTGCACTGATAAGCTGGTGATCGCTACTGTAGTCAAACGTGGTGGCACAGCTTACCTACGAGTAAATGGTGTCCAAGCAGGTAGTGCTGTCATACCTGTATCTGTAGCCACCTTTACAGGTTCTTCGATAGGCGAGTTGCATAGCGGTAGTGACAACTTCTGGGGTTACATAGCCTCAGTTATCCCCATCAAAGCAACAGTCCCTGATAGCGAGCTTTTAGCCATAGAACGTGCTGTAGGCCAGCCCCTAGGAATTTATTTTTAACCTGTAGTTTTATGCTACACTTCTAAACGGAGGTTTTCATGCCAAATCCCAATCATCAGGCCACAGGAAAAGACTGTCCAATCATGGAGACAGCAGTCGTTTCTCCTAGCGATTCAACCGATATACCAGACCTGCCTAGGGCTATATGGATCGGCGTAGGCGGTGACATAACCTTGATGGCTGCAGGAGATACTACTTCTCGCCTATTCAAGAATGTCAGTAGCGGTACCTTGCTGCCTATTCGTGCTAGACGCATCTATAGCACAGGTACCACAGCCCAATCACTCATCGCTTGTTACTAATATGTTCGGCGTAGGTCCTAGCTTACATGGTGTTGGTAAAACACTTTCACAATCCTTCTCGGGCTTGTTGGGGAGGTATGCCAAATCACCTGCTGGTATCTACGACCCGATTAAGGGGTATCTGCAGAAGCCTGCTAATTTAGCAGTCTATAGTAGGGACTTTAGCAACACAGCTTGGAACAAGGTTAATGTAAGTGTAGTCGGTAACACTGTCTCGTTCTCTGGTCCTACTGTACCTAAGCGGATCACACAGACCTTCGCTGGTTCTACCAATGGGCATACTACTGTATTCCAAGTACGTCCACTGACACAGCGATACTTCCAGCTTATCAATAACGGTGATGCAGTATGCTTCGCCAACTTTGACCTAGTGGCAGGTACACTTGGCACCTTTGGTACTGGTACAGTTTCCTCAATCGCCAATGTTGGTGATGGGTCTTACCTGATTGCTGCTACTTTTACAGCAGCCGCTATATCTCAGGTCTGCTCTATCTATCCATCTAACAGTGCCTCCGATGGCTTTGCACCGGGCAATACCAGTACAGGCAGTTTTGAATTGCTAGCTGGTGGCACCTTCAACGGTAGCTTCACTGCTGCTCAGATTCTTGCTATGGGTGGCATCCCTTGGACTATGGAAACCGCTTCTGTATCCTTGAGTCTAGGTGAAGAAAGGGTAGTAAATGGCGACTTCTCTAGTGGTTTAGCTGGATGGACAACTGAACCTTCAGCTTCCGTGGTGAATGGAGCACTTGTAGCAACCTCTAGCTCGGCCTCTAATATTATAGCCTCAAGATTTATTGCTATCCCTGAAGGCAAGCCTTACTACTTGACTGCCAATGCTATTGCTGTTAATAGCAGTACTGCTATCAGACTTAACGGGACAGTGGTGTCTGGTGGCTATAAGCAAGCAGGATACTGGTCTAACGTCTTTACTGCAGGAAATCAGTGGGTGCTAGAGGTTGCTGGTGGAGCAGGGAGCAGTTCTGCGACTATTGACAACATCTCCATCAGAGAACTCATCTCCACTCCCTGCCCCATCTATACCAATGCTCACGCCTACGTACCCGGCGCGGGTGTTATGGTGACTCCTGCCAATCTGCTTACTTGGAGTAGGGATTTTAATAACGGTGTATGGTCACATTTCCGTTCATCTAAGGTAGGTGTGACAGTAATAGATGGCATACCCTGTATGGAGGTACTCCTTAACGAGTATGAGGCTTCTGTAGAGCGTAACCATGCAGCTATAGGTGTAGTCCAGACCTTGCAATTCATGGTGCGATCTAAGGTACCTGATATTAAATTAGGCATTCATGCTGGCAATACAGATTTTTCACCAGCCTTTGACGTTACAACAACTTGGACTACCATTACTTACGTAACCAAAGGTACAGCTAATGTAGATAGCATGTCCTTGCGGAACAAGGACTCAGTGCCTAGGTATGTCTATATAGCTGCTGCGGGTGCCTTCTTAGGTACCTACACAGCCGCCCAACTAGCTGCTATGGGTGGTATCCCTTGGACTATGGAAACACCTTCCGTATCCTTGAGCCTTGGTGATGAAAGAGTAGTGAATGGCGACTTCTCCAATGGTCTGACAGGTTGGGCCAAAACCTCGCCTTACTCAATCATCGAGGTAGTTAATAACGTAGCTAATATTACTACTCTGCCGGGTGCTAACTGGACGGAAGGCCTTCAGCAGTATGTCAATGACTTGACTACTGGTAAGACCTACTATGCTAGCTATAATCAGACAAGCTCTGGTCGTATGCGTATGTCCCTTACTGAGGGTCAGGTGTATTCCAATGTGGCTACCTACCTAAAGTTTACTGCTTTAGGCTCTATCACAACAGCTAACTTCTTTTTAGACGCGAATACAGCAGGAGCTGTAGGTACACTCGACAACATCTCCATCAGAGAACTCATCTCCACACCCTGCCCGGTCTACGTGTCTTCCAACGCACTTGGACTTGCAGCAAACAACTATGCTGCCAATACAGGTGGAAGCTATACGGTAGTGGATAGTGCTAGTGGGTTGGTGATTGATGGGGTTGCTAATACAGGTCCTGAATTACTTACAGGTGCTTTGTCTACCTATGGTAGCTCTACCATAGCTGTGTCCGGTGATATAATTACAATAACCTCTACCGGAGCAGGTACCAGTGGAGTTGTTTGGAACGATGTGTCCATAAGCAGCACTAGCAGGTATCGTTTCGCACTTGAGATTGTGGCTAACCCACAAAATAACAATGTGCAAGTGTATATTAACACACTTGCTCAAGAGGCTAATTTAACAGCGGCTACCGTTGGGCCAAAAGTTTGCTATCCGGTGGCTGTCGCATCTGGTTTGAGCACCTCACATCCGGTAATCACTTGTCCATCTATGCCTACTGGCAACAGTGTGTCGATACGGCTAGTATCGGTTAAGGAACTGATAGGTATCAATGCTTCCCAAGCAACTGCTGGCAATATGCCAACTATCGCTAGGGGCTTGGTAAATAGACTTGCTAATTCACATACTCCAGCTAATCTTTCAAAAACTGACTGTACTGTTAGTGGATCAACTTTGACCACCACCGTTGCTGCTAACCCAAACGTGCAGAATCCAGTTCTACCTAGTGAGCCTTATACAGGTATACCTATAACACAAGTAGCCGAACTATCGGCTGGCAATCAATCTGTGATGGCTCTACAGATGTTTGTAAATGGTGGTGTTGGTGGCAGTTGGGTCACTACAGATGCATTTATAGTGTCTGGTCCCGGTAGTGTGACATTTACGTCAGCTATAGCTATCGTAACTGGACTATCTAGCACTCAACGAACAGTAGTAGCTTTAGTTGGAAGTTCGTCAGCCACCAGCGGTAATCTACATGCCTATGTGAAGGGCCGCTTAACTGGTAGTCAAATAGGTGATACAGGTAACTGTCATGCTAGTGCTTGTTTTATTGGTGCCTACACTGCTGCCCAAATCATAGCAATGGGTGGTATCCCAACCACTACAACCGTAGCAGCTAGCAACCCCAACACCGGACCCTATAGCTGGCAATTCATGGACAACACCGATGTACTCAAGCTTGATCGTGTACCTTATCAATCTACAGATGATTACGCTAATGTGGTAGTCTGCAAACTTGAGAAGGTGCCGGGAGCTAGTAAATATCCATATGCTTTTGCTGTAAAGGGTGACACCTATCGTGGGGCTGGTTCTATCGTTTTTGACAATGCAGGTAAGCCTATGGCTACTTGGAATGATGGTACTGCTTCAGTCAGTCTAACTCATAGCATAGCAGTCTTTGGTTGGGTAGTGCTAACAGCTTGGAAAGTTGGTAATACCAAAGTACTTCGGGTTAATGGTCTTCAGTCTGCTGTAGATACAACAGCTTTAGCACCTACTGTATTAGAGGCTGCGTACATCGGTCATAGCGGAGGTGTAGACGCTTCTACCATCGAAGTAAACTACGAGTTCCCCGGACTTGTCGGTAAAGTGATATCAGAGCAAGGTACAATAACAGCCGATGAACTACTGCTTATAGAGCGAAGCCTAGGCTCTGAGTACGGTGTACACTTTTAGGAGCTAACATGAGTCCCCTAGCAATCTGGATTATGATCCTCCATTGGGAGTGGTGGAAGTGCGGCATATAGGTTGGAAGCTGACTCTCCGATGGATGCGTATGCCCGACCAACCTTTCGTACACTGGTGCTCTGAAGATGATGGGCTAGTTAGCAAAGATGGTGTGCTTAACCATCACCGTATAAAGTTATGGAACGATACTCCTACAGGACTTGAAATAGTCTCCATTATTAAACTCTGGGCAGAAGAATGAAGCATATAGGTTGGAGACTTGAAGTACGAAGGGAGCAGGAACACATCTGCACTTTTGTATTCTTTTATGATCGTGGTGTAGGGTGCCCTATTAACGATGATGGGACATGGAACATAGAGTTTAATTGGATTCTCTATGGTGATGATTTCCCACCGTGGAAGCAGACAGAGATTGGCTCTATCACTAAATTCTGGGCAGAAGAATGAAAACCATCTTGGTTATACTCCTGACAGCTAATCTATTAGCATGTGCCCCTACTACTTTCGTTCTAGGTAGAGAAACCCCACCACCTGCCGGGTGTGTAGAAGCAAGGAAACGTGGACATGAATGCTGATGTAGCCATCGTATTTAACGAAGCCAAATCTAAGTTTGGCTATGCTGATGACTCTACCACCTTTGGACAAACAGAGTATTGGGCCACTCACGAAGAGATGATGGCAGCGGCTGTAGCTGGTAAGGTAAAGGGTGATTGCGATGATTTCGCTGAACTCTGCGTACATCCCCTTAGAGAGAAGGGTTTACCTGCTAGGTTCATACTATGCCTTACCGAGACAAAGGAAGCACACCTTGTAGCTGAAGTTGACGGTATCATTTTGGATAACAGGCAGGTGTACCCAACACCCATAGACTTCTTGCCATACACATGGTTAGCATGTTCCGGTGAAAAACCCGAACAACCTTGGCACATAATTATAGGAGTCTCATAACAGAGACTTGGTTTATCTGGTATGATGCTGAAAAATTCAACAGGCTATTGCTATGACTACAAATCTCTGGTTGGGTAATCAGCACTCTTATGAGGCTGTCCTTGAAGCTAAGGCAAACGCCCTTGCTAAGTACGGTGACAAAGAAGGTGAAGCACCTGAACCTAAACTGCTCAATGTGCAAAGCAATGTGGGCATCATTGATATCAAGGGTAGTCTCATTAACGGTAACGCTGGCTGGCTGAGCTACTTTGGTGTTACTGGCTACGGAGATATTCGTGACTCTCTTGTTGCTGCTATCCAGAACCCAGAAGTATCAGCTATTCTCCTGAACATAGATTCAGGTGGTGGTGCTGTAGCTGGTGTACACGAGACTGCCCAACTGATCAGCCGTGTTGACAAGATTAAGCCTGTCATTGCTTACAACGGTGGTACAGAAGCATCTGCTGCTCTCTGGCTAGGTTCTTCTGCACGTACAGCCTATGCTGCAGAGACTGCCCTCACTGGTTCTCTCGGTATCATCATGGTACATGCAGAGCGTTCAAAGCAGTTGGAAGACGATGGTATCAAGGTTACTGTCATTCGTGCAGGAACTGAGAAGGCCTTGGCTAACCCATACGAACCACTGACAGACAATGCTAAGGCTGCCCTAGAAGAGAAAGCTCAGGCTATGTACGATATCTTCTTGGGCCATGTGGCTAGTATGCGTGGCCTGTCAGATAGCGTGGCAGATTCCAAGTTTGGACAAGGCCGTGAGTTCGTAGGTAAGGCCGCTGTCACCGCAGGACTTGTAGATTCTGTGGGTACATTTGAGGATGCCTACACAAAGGCAGCTTCACTTGGCAGCAAGATCGCCAGCAAAAACCAAGCTAAAGCTGCTGTTAATCGCCCTGCTAACCTGCTCAAGGCTGAAAACTTTGGCACTTTATCGGCCAGTCTGCCACAAGTCTTAGAAGGACAGCTAGAAGCTGTGGCATCTATGGTAGATAATACCGCATCTACCGAAGGAACATCCATGCCGAAACCCTTGACCCAAGAACAGCTAGTCGCTATGGCGGCTGGTGTAACACTTGAAGCTACCGTAGCTGAAACTGTTAATGCCGAAGCCGTTACTGAAACCAGTAACGAAGGCTCTACTGAAGCGCCTACTGACAAACCTGCTGAAGCTGCAGCGGCTGCTCCTTCTGAGCTAGTCACCTACTTGCAGGTCCAAGTCACTGCGCTGCAAGCTGAATCGCTTGAATTTCGCATGGCAGCAAAGACTGCTGCTGACGCCCTGACTGCAGCTACTACAAATCTGGAAGCTCTGGCTGGTATTGCACGTAATAGCATTCGCTCCATGACTATCGCCCTTGGCGGTAAAGCAGAAGCTGTTGAGGCTATGTCTGTGGGCGATGTGGTAGCTGAACATAGCCGCGTAGCTGCTGTGTTCACTGACAAGTTCAAAGTGGGGGCGGTTGCGGCGACCAACACTCTTGAGGATAAGCCTGTTGTGAAAGCAACGGTTAATCCACTCTTTGCATACGCCGCAAAATCTCTTTCCAAATAACCTACTTTAAGGAATCTCATTATGGCACGCGATCACTTTATTGCTCCTACTGCTCCTACCGATGAAGCTGTTGCTGTTCGGTTGGGTGCTGGCTCTGGTGCTGCTAACAACCTGACAACTGCTGAAGTTGGCAAGTTCGTCAAGCTCGTTGCGGAATCTCGCTACAACTTGGCTGCTGCTGGTAACGAAATCGAAGGCGTGATCTTCTCGGTTGAACTGGCCCCACAAAACGGCTTCACAGTTGGTGGTGTGGTCGAAGAAGGTATCTTGAACGTGACCTTCGACGGTCTGCAAGCTACCCCCGGTACTGGCGTAGTCGCCATCGGTGACTATGTGGTGTGTGGTACTCCTGTTGCCAAGGATACTGCCCTGACTGGCTATCCAAAGGTTTGCAAAGCCACTGGCGCTGTCACTACACTCACCTTCAAATGGCGTGTCGTGAGCCTCGGTACCGCTGGTACTGGTGCTGTCGGCACCACTGGTGTTATCTCATACGTGGGCTAAGCCTTAACCTTAACAAATTACCTAGGAGTTAAAAAATGACTTTCGCCTACATCGACAAAACTGGTGCACAGCAACAAGTGGATATCCCTGCTGAAGAGATGTTCTCTGGTGCACTCAAGGCTAACCTGAGTCCAGTGGCCTTCATTAACCAGAAGTTCGCTGATGCTGACCTGTCTATCGGCCCTGCTTTCAAGCAGATGCAAGCTGGTATGGGCATCTGCTCTCCCGGCACGGACAATCCCTATGGCCTGAAGTCTACCAGCATGGCTAACCTGCTGGATGGTACTGGCGGTTTTGGTGCTAACACGCAGCAAAACACCACACCTTTCGGTACTTCGTCCCGCGCCTTCACGATCATCTCGGTGATCGATGCCATTGAATCGGCTATGGCTAAGGACCGTACTACGGATGCTGACAACTTCTACAGCATGGTCGGTGCTACCCTCGCCTTGAACAGCGAGCATTTTGAGCAGCCTGTGGTGGACTACGGCACTGTCGGTGGACCTGAGTCTGCCAAGTCACAGCGCGTTGTGCAAGGTGCTAACCCACCGAAGATGGCGTTCTTCAAGACTGCTGACCGTATCCGCCGCATCGGATCGTGGACAGTTGGTATGGAGTGGACTCAGCAAGCTCTCCGCGCTACGACCTTGGATTTCGTGACCATGACAATGGCTCGGTATCTGCAGGTTGAGCGTGATGAACGTGCTTACCGCTACGTGGCTGATCTGTATACTGGTAACGGTGATCTGGTGGTTGGTGCAGTCTCTGCCGTGACTACCACTTCTCTGGACTCTGCCGCTACTGGTGGTGTGGTTACCCACAAGTCTTGGATCAAGTTCTTGGCCCGTAACCGTAAGTATCGCAAGATCACCCATTGCATCTGCGATATCGACACCTACCTGAAGATCGAGTCCCGTACTGGTCGCCCCGGTTCTAACAACTACGATCCTACCCTGTCGCGTATCGACCCACAACTGGTTTCTCCGAACCAGACGTTCGGTGGTGATGTGAAGTGGATCATCGTTGACTCGGCTGCTGAAGGTGGTCCGGTTCCTGCAAACACTGTCTACGCCATTGATGCCAGCACTGCCATCACCTTGGTGACCAACAGCAATGCGGCCTACAGCGCGGTGGAAGCCTTCGCTCTCAAGCGCACCGAAGCCATGCGCCTTGACTGGTCCGAAGAAGTGTTCCGCACTTTCGGTGACAGCGATCTGCGCTCCTTCGACGTTCTGACGATTGCTTAATAGTGTCTAGTGGCAGGCTAATAACCTGCCACATCCACCACCATCATGACACAGCAACTCATCTTAGACGAGAAGGGCGAATTTTTCGTCAACACCTCTCAATTCGCCTTCATTGACACTAGCACTAATGTTCGCTTTGAACCCGGTATGCATGTCAAAACGAAGCAGACTGAATGGATGAAAGGGCAACCTGTCATTCAGAAGGTCGTAGCTGAAAAGCCAGTTAAATAAGTCGAAGCCGATGAATAGAAAAGCCCTCCTAGGAGGGCTTTTCTTATGCTTCACATATGGCTACAGGTAGCTTAACACCTCTGTATGTATCTGTTATGTGTCTTCTAACTGTATCATAAGATATACCAAGGTAGGCTGCTGCAGCTTTGGCTGTTTTAAAGACTCTAGGCAGAGTGCTTTCACTAGTCCACACTAATACTTCTATACTATTACCTGGCAGATTCCCTAACATATCTAACCTAGTTACTCCGGTCTTCATCTTGCTAAGCTTATCTTTGGTCTCTGCAGTGTGCCTTCGTCCAGAGCTTGTCACGCGCAACTTCTCAATATGATCAGAAGTAAGCTGTCTTCCAGTATTCGCAACCCTAAGTTTCTCTCTAGTAGCACTTGATGTAAGTCTTCCAGTGTTAGCTTTACTAATCTTTTTACGGCACTCTTCTGTTATAACTTTACCTAAACTGGCTTTACTTATGTTGCGTTTATGCTCTAGGCTTAAGGCTTTTCCTAACCTTTGCTGCCTGAGCCTTTCTTTCGTAAGTTCAGTATGCCTATACCCTATAGTGCCTTCACCACCTTCTGTAAGGTTATACCCCATTGGTGCAAGACTTCCTCTAGCAGCTATGAGCCTCTTTTCTTCCTCTCTTATGTCTGACTTACTATTATTTCCCTCTAGTAGTATAGCATAGCTAAAGGCTTCAGGCCCATATGTTGCCAAAGCCCTATGAAGATATGTATTAGCCCTATGCTTTCCTATGTGCTCCAACAGTCTTTTGTAAATGTTAGAGCTTTGACCTATGTACTCTTTACCACTCTGATTGTGGCGTACACAGTACACTCCAGTGATAGCGTGCCTAGGGTCTAAATCTAACAAGTTATACCATATCATGATTTACTATGTCTTGCTAGGTATTCGTCAATAATGCTTCTAAGAAGCCACGATATAGAGACACCATTTTTCAATGCTAGCTTTTCCAGCTTATCTTTTGAAGATAAGGATACTCTGGCTATAATATTTGCCATCAGCTTCATGACACCCTTTCTTAGTATTTGTAATACATTGTATCACAATTTATCCTGAAATTTAGCTACGTAGTTTATACTTGTGCAATTTTTGACGCAGCTAGCTCAGCTAGATAGGTGTATCATCAAAACCTATGCCAATTACTTCGTTCACAACCTTTGACGAGATTCGCGCAGCTTTGGGAGTATCTGCCACAGAGCTTCCAGACAGTATTATAGGTCAGGAACAATATAGCACACTTGCAGTCTTAGACCTTGAGGCTGTCAATTCTGGCATACCTGCACTGTACTCTACGATTTTTGCACTTCCCGAGGCTAACCGATCTGCTGCTGAACAGCGGTACTACTTGTTAGTAAGATTGTTCATAACCTACGCAATAGCTCGCAACCTCTTAACCTCGTTACCCCTGTTCTCAGTATCTCGGTTATCTGACGGTCGTGCAGAATTTACTCGTCAACCTGACATATTTGAAGATGTGCGTCTAGGTGTTCAAGGTATGTTCAATACCTTGCGTACCAAGCTCACTACTTCTTATGTAGGTCTTGCTCCCCTTGAAGAGGCTTACAAACAAGCTAGCTTCAACTTCACAGTGTCTACGGGGCTGGGCCTAGACCCTGTGACAAATGCCTAGTCTATTTGATGTTGCCAAGCACTTTGATGATATACCTGCCACTGATGGGTATACTGGAGCAGCTTTATTCAAGGTTCAAACTAGCACTTTCTTAGGTGCTAGTCCAGATGGCTCTGTAGCTCAGAAGCGTGTCTTCTCTATGGACCCCGCCTTGACTATGCCTGTTCGTAGTTGCATAGTCACACTGGGTGAACGCTACATAACAGGTTCCACAATACTGGACGGTATCTACGGTCAAGCTATCCGTAGATCATACTGGGCAAAGCTGGTCACTGATAGCTTTGAGATACTTACACCGGGACAAGCCTGCCTTGGAACTGCAGGTGTTTCAGCCTATGGTCGTAGAGCATACCTTAAAGATACTGTCAACGGAGTAACAGACTCTGAGTATGACCCTTTCTGGGAAATATTCTTTGCCACTTCTGAATCTGTATTCAAAGGTAGCTTTTTCAAATCTGGTACCACGTTCTACCGTGCTAGGTCTCTCCACCTTGATGAAGCAGGCTTCCAGAACGCCGCTAGCGACGAGATTGATGCAGGGTCAAGGGTAAGTGTCACGTTTGCTCAAACGGGCCTCTACGACCCAATAAACGATTCCTACGCTGCCGGGAGCCTCACTACTACGGGTTTCTTAGTCGATAGATATAAGATTTACGATCTGCTATCGTCTGCAGACAAGTTGAACCACGCAGGGGATATGACCTTGGTGGTAGCATCGAGTGCAGTTACTCCAGTGATAGGCCGTAACATTACTGTTGCTAGTCAGAACTACAGCATCCTTAATCGCACATCTGAGCAAGACGCTTGGAACCTCCATGTACGGAGGGTGTGATGGGAAAGATGTTTGAGTTCAAAGGTCTGAACAACTTTAGAAATTCTATAGAAGGTAGGAAAGCCTCTATAGAGAAGAGGGCAAATGCAGCCTTCAGAGAGTATGTGGCAGATGTTTTAACGGAACTATCTCTTAACACACCTCAGTGGTCAGGAGACTTAGCTGCATCTTGGCGCGTGAAAGCTCAAGGTAGCAGTGGTACTAGGTCAGTGCGTACTGCAGGATACTATGGGCAAACTCCCTTTAAGCAAAATCCATATGATTCTCCTGCTCCCTTCCGCAAAGGATCAATGCCAGCGGTCGATTATGCGTTAGCCAGAAACACAGATGTTATAAACACTATCTACTATAACACTAGGGTGACTATTTACAATGACAACCCTACTGGAGATACCATTACAGAATCTGGCTTAAGGCCGGGTAACTTCATACCCGGAGATATAATGGCTATAGCTCACGTTACCTATAAGTTTAGAATAGCAGGAGCAGGTACATGGAACTAGCAAGACAAGCGATAGTTACCGCTGTAGAGGCTGTGAAGGCTGGTGCACCTGTAGCTGGCCTTATCATCGAATACGATAACCGTATCATTGTTGATACGCAGACACAGACCAAACCATTTTTCTGTGTGAACATGGTGTTAATGAACGGGCGTCAAGCAGACCTGAATGCCAAACCTATCCATAGGTTCAATGGTCAAATACATATAGCTGCTGCAGTTAAGGACGGAGCAGGGTCTTCAGACGCCTTGAAATTACTTGACTACTTCTACCCACTACTGCATCAGAGAGCTTTAGGTAGCATCCGTACACATATGGCTAAACCTGCTCCAATGAAACCACATCTTGGCTGGTGTTACTACCCTATGCTAATCCCTTTCTGGTTTGACAAAACTTACTAAGTGTTAGAACTGTCATACAAGAAACCACCCGAGTATTAAGAGTCAGTCCCCTCTGCCCTGAGATACAGAGTATTATCCCTCAACTTTCTGGAGAAACATTATGCCCTTAGCATCTAGCTCACTTGTCCAAGTACGATACATTGCCGAAGCCACTTTTGGCGTGATCCCCGGCGCTGGTAATCCGAAGAACCTACGAATCACTGGTGAGTCCTTGAACTACGACATTTCCAAGGAATCGTCCAAGGAAATCAATAGTACCCGTACCGTATCCTCTGTCACTGCTACCACGGCCTCTGCCAATGGCGGCGTCAATGGCGAACTGTCCTATCAGGAATGGGATACCTTGATGGCGGCTACCTTGCAGTCTACTTGGACTGTTTTCGGTACCAATGGTGTTTCTGGTGCTTCGTCTAGCATTGCCTACACTGCCACAACTCTGACAGCCTCGGTTGCTACCGCTGGTAACGACTCTTGGGCCAGCCTGAAGAAGGGTCAATGGTTCCGTGTTGTTCACGCAGCTTCGCCCAACGATGGTAAGCTGTTCCGTGTGTCTAGCTCTGTAGCTCCAAGCACTACAGTGATCACCTTGGATGCCGGTACTCCAGCTAGTGTAGCAGCTACTTTGGTTGGTGGCTTCATTCAGACTCGTCGCCTGACTCACGGTGTTATTCAGACCAGCTATGTGATCGAACGTGCCAATACCGACATTAGTCAGTTCTTGGCCTACACTGGTATGACTCCTAGCAAGATGACCATTCAGGTCCAGTCTGCCAGTCTGTCGTCTATCAGCTTCGACTTCATGGGCAAGTCTGCTACTCGCGGTGCAGCTACACAGTTGCCGGGTTCCCCTGTCAACTCTTACGCCTTTGATGTGCAGTCTGGTGTGTCCGGTTCGTCTTGTGCCCTGTGGGAAGGTGGCGCACCTATCACTGGTACCTTCGTCAAGTCTGTGCAGTTGACCTATGACAACGCTCTGCGTAGTCAGGAAGCTATCTGCACCTTGGGCGCTGTAGCTATCGGCTCCGGTACGATCAATCTGACTGGTACTCTGTCGGTGTACTTCGCAGATGGCACCTTGTTTGACAAGTTCAAAACCAATACCAATTCCAGCTTGGCCTTCTCCAGCCTTGATACCGCTGGTAACGGTTACGTCTTCTCTATGCCAGTGGTCAATATCACTAGCTGGAAGGTATCTGCTGGTTCTAAGGATCAGGACATGATGATTGATATCAACTTCACTGCTCTGCGTGACGCTGCCAATGCTGATGCTACCTTGCAAAAGGCCTTCTTCATTGACTCTGTTGGCGTAGCTACTAGCTAATCTAGGTAACTAGCAACACTATCTCCCGGTTGGTTGGTGGTGTGATTAGCCCGGTGGACGAAAGTTCACCGGGTTTTTCTATTTTCTGATGTAGAATCTTGGTTCCACTAACCAACTAGGATAAACCTATGTCAAACGCTATTGACTTCTTCAACACCTTCGCCACTGACTCTGTAAAAGAGTCTAAGGGAACTGAAACCACGATGCCCGGTTGCGGCGATACCAAGTTCATAGTAGCCCGTGCTGGTAATGTCGAATATAACCGTTTGCTCTCTAGCCTCTACAAGCGCAATCGTGCACTGCTTGACAGCAAGGGTGAGACAGCCAATGCTAAGTCTGACGAAATCTTGGCAGAAGTCTATGCCAAAACAATTCTCTTGGGCTGGTCTGGCACCCTCTTGATTAAGGGCGTAGCTACTGCTTATAGCGAACAAGCTGCTAAGGGCTTGCTGTTGCTCAAAGACTTCCGCGCTGTGGTGGAGTCTGTAGCATCCGACATGAACACCTTCAAGGCAGTTCAGGATGATGAAGACGCAAAAAACTAACAGCCTATCTTGAGTGGTCTGTTAAATGGGGTGGAGAGGTAAAATCTCTCCAACAGATGCAGGAAGAAACAGGCATAACCCCAAAGGCCCTTCTTGATAGGCCCTCCTTGGATCAGCGATGGTTCTTTGCTAAATCTGTATTTGATGATCTAAGCGGTAGTAGGAACTATACGGCAGGTGGTCCAGCTAACATACCGTACACTGTGTATAGTATGTATGCCCATGATAGAGGCTTCTCGCAGTTAGACTTAATAGATGTGTGGGAAGACTTGTCACTTATTGACAGTATCTGGCTTACCAAAGTAGTAGAAAAGCAAGCAGCACAACGAAAGAGCACCTGATGGTGCTCTTTTTATTTGTAGGTTAAGGTAAAATGCTGTAAGCATTTTTTGGAGCGAACAGCAATGTCAGACAATATCGGTCTTCAACTTGACCCTCCAAAGGGTGTTACCGAAACTATAACAGCCCTGACAGAGTTGGTCACGGCTGTTAACGGTGCTGAAAAGAAGCTAAACAATAATACCAACTTTGGCAAGCTCGGTATAGAAGAGGCCTTAGCTAAACTACCAAAGTCTTTAGGTGCTGTGGCTACAGCCCTCAAAGCTGCTATGTATAGTGTCAACCAAGTATTGACTGGCGGCAATGCTGAGACTGTGGATATAGTAAGGTCTGTCAATAGGGCTATACAGCAAGTTTTTGAGCAACGACTAGCTGTTGTCGGCACCATGACAGACAGGGAGATAGCCAGTTGGCGCAAGTATGGTGTAAGTATCAACGGTCTACAGAAGGCACAGTTAGCCGATAACAAAGCTAATGTTGCTGCTTTAGTAGCCGCTAGATCAGAGTTCGTAGCTATAGCTACCGCAGCAGATTCCAGAATGAATGCTGGTGGGTTGACATATGACAAAGCAAGAGATACTGCAGAAGCTAATGCTTATAAGAACCGACTAGCTCAAGCGCTTATATTTGATAAGTCTAGAGAAGCAGCTATGGTAGCTGCTGCGGCAAACTTTCAGAATATAGCCACAGCATCCAATGAGAAGATGTTGTCTCAGGCTATGATTTTCGACAAAGCCAGAGATGCTCAACTAGCTAGGTCTTATGATACGCAACTCGCCCAAGCTTTGGTATATGACAGGGCAAGAGATGCACAGATGGCTAAGTCTTATGAGACACAGCTTTCTCAAGCTTTACTGTTTGATAAAGCAAGAGATGCTCAGATAGCTAAGTCTTATGAAGACAAACTTGCTCAAGCCTTGCTCTATGACAAGGCAAGAGATGCGCAGGTAGCTAAATCTTATGAGACACAGCTTGCTCAAGCTTTAACCTATGATAGAGCTAGAGATGCTCAGATAGCTAAGGCTTATGAGACCAAGCTAGCGCAAGCTCTGATCTACGACAAGGTTAGGGATGCTCAGATAGCCAAGTCATATGAGACACAGCTTGCTCAGGCTATGATCTTTGATAAGGCTAGGGATGCTCAGATAGCTAAGTCTTATGAGACTAGGCTTACACAAGCATTGGCCTTTGATAAAGCAAGAGATGCTCAGTTAGCTAAATCTTACGAGACACAGCTTGCACAGGCCTTGATCTATGATAAGGCTAGGGATGCTCAGATAGCTAAGTCTTACGAGACTAGGGCTGCTCAAGCTTTGGCTTATGACAAGGCAAGAGATGCTCAGATAGCTAAGTCTTACGAGACACGGATGGCTAAAGAACTTGCTGCTATAAAGATGCAGGAAGAGTTGGATAAGTTATCATATGAAAAACGCTTAGCTTTTATGGCTAAGTTTAATGCAGCCGTAGCCAATGGTAAAGCCTTTGGCGGCATAAACTTTACGTCTATGGAAGCCGCAATCAGTGGTATAAGTCGAGGCTTTGGAGGCATAGCAACTACCATAGCTCACCTCATACCTTTTGTGACTGCATTTGTCACAGCAGCCACCACCCTCAAGACCTTGAAAGTAGGTGCTGAGTTTGAGCAAAGCCTGTTTGTTATAAAGGAATTGGCTGGTAACTCCACAGAGGAAGTTAAAGGCTTATCTGATAGTATGCTGGAACTGTCTAAGACAGGGGTGTACGGTCCACTACAAATGGCTAAAGGTTTGGAGATACTGACCTTGGCAGGTCTGAATGCTAAGGATGCTTTCACAGCCCTCCAGCCTACATTGAACTTCTCGCTAGCTGGTGGTGTGAATCTAGATGCTGCGGCTTCAACATTAGTCGCAGTAGCTACTGCTTATGGTTACAGTGCTGAAGCATTTAGCACTGTTGGAGACATGATAGCCAAGACCGCTGCAGATTCTATGGCCTCTGTTCAAGGTCTAACAGAGTCCTTCAAGGCTGCTTCGGTTGTTGCTCAGTTGTACGGTGTGTCCTTGGAAGATACGTCCTATATGCTAAAGTCTTTGGCACAGATAGGTATTCAAGGCTCAGCCGCAGGAACCTCTGTACGTAACTTCTATACAGAGATCACCAAACAATCTGGTAAAGCTTTTGAGACCTTGAAGAAGCTAAAAGTAGAGATATACGATACTGAGGGGCTTAAGTCTACATTGGAAATATTCAAGGAATTAGCCTTGTCTATGGATAACTTAGACAAGCGTTCTAAACAAGCAGCAATGGCTGCTCTAACAAATGAGCGCGGCGGCAAGACTGGTATAGGTGTCATGGAGACAGCTAGGACCGATATAATTAAAGAGCTTAATAAGCAGGAGCGAGAACACAACCAGCTTACTGGCGAGAACATTACACTGACCACTACAGCTACATTAAGTCTTAAACAGCTTAGTGATGGCTACGACTCTCTCATAGCCAAGCAGAAGAAGTTTGCAAAAGAAGCTGCAGGCTTTACATTCCTAGCGGCTCTAGAGAACCAGCTTACCACTATGGGTAGCTATAAAGGATTACTGGCTAGTCTGGAAGGAGATTTCGCTAGAGCCTTTGGAGTTGCTAGCGATTCAGTATTCTTGTTGTCTGTGGAACTTAGGAAGGCTCTCAACTCTGACGAGTTCAATGCAGCCTTACAGACTCTGACAGGTGCCTTGATAGGCATGGCTACATCTTTCGCTAAAGCAGTAAGCTACATAAATACTAACACTACAGAGACTGTAGCAGCAGTGGCTATACTAGGTACTGTATTTACAGCAGTAGGTATCGCATCTAACGCTGCCGCTATAGGGATAGATTTAGCTACCATAAGCCTTACCGGAGTAAGTTTGGCTATAGAGGGTACTACAGTACAGTTAGGAGTCATGAACACGGTATTTGCACTAGGCCCAGGCAAGATACTGCTACTGATTGCCTCTATTGGATTGCTGGTATATGAGATAGGCAAGATTGCAGGAGCTTGGGTAGACGCAGAAAGCGCTAGAGATAAAGCTTTACGGAAAGAGAAGGAGGCTACTGAGACTTCCATAGCTGCTTTAAGAGCTAAGGCTGACCAGACTAAATCCTCTATGGAAGCAGAGTTGGAGCGTCTTACTAAGTCTAATCAACTACGGTCTGAGGGAGCTACTCAACATGAGGCTGACCAAAAACTATTTGGTGAAGCAGCTAAATCACGTATAGAGCAACTCCACAAGGAGAACCTGAGCTTGATAGCTAAGCGTTCACTTTTGGAAGAGATACAGTTGCTTGAGACTAACCACATGACTGTAGATGCTGGTGGTAACACTACCGCAGCTAAGTCAGTGGCAGAGATAGCCTTTGAGGTGTCGGCTAGGCAAGCCAAAGCTATAGCCGCAGAAACTGCAGCATACCAAGCTGAGATAACTGCTGTTGACGCCTTAGTAGAGAAGCTAAGACTTGCTTATGTGGAAAAGGCTAGACTGGACAAAGTGAAGCCTAAGCCTCAAGGTCCAGATTCGGCAGACTTCCCTTCTGGTGGCAGATTTGGAGGCGGGGGTAAAGGCAAGCCTGATGGCACTAAATCAGAGCTTGAAAGCCTCATCGCTTCCATAGAGAAGTTTAATAGTGTTTCAGACGCTATGGCTGAGTCTAGCAAGAAAGCTACAGAAGCCCAGACGTTTGAAGCAGGTAGCATGGCTACCTTGCACAAGATAACCAATAACTACACTGGAGACAAGGCTAAACTGGTTGAGGTGGAAAACTCTATAGCTGCAGCAGCAGAACGCCGTAAAGCCATACAAGCTGACAATTCAGGTGCTAGCTATATAGCCTCTTTGCAGAACCTAAACAACGAGCTAGATAAGCAGGTAGAGACTCACGCTAAACTAACCGCTGCCGAGAAGATTGCAGAGGCCAGCAAGAAGGGTCTTCAGGAAGGTACTATCGCCTTGACCTATTGGGAAAAGGTATATGCAGAAGCTCTTATGGATAGGGCCAAGGCCTTGGAGAAGCTGAGAGGCCTAGAGGCCCAAGCAGCTAAAGCAGGTGGAGAACTGAAGACAGCCACATCTAATGCAAAAGTGTATATGGATACGCTTAAGCAACAACTGCAAGCTGAGACAGAGTTGGAAGCGGCTAGGGATGCAGCTATCCAAAAAGGTCCACAGTTCGTGGCTAGACTAGAAGCAGAAACTGCAGCTAGGTCAAAGAATGCTGGCAGTATTGTCAAATTGACTGAGAAGATAGACGCACTCAAACTTAAAGAGAGAGAACTTAAAGCTGAGAAAGGTGTGTTGTCTCCAGAAGATTTGAAGACATTGAAAGAAGCAGAAGACCAGCTAAGTGAAATGACAACTGATCTTGATGAGATTATCAAGAAGGCAGGGGAGCTGGCTGAGAAGAAGTGGCTCACTATAGACCGTGACCGTATAGCTGGTGATCTAGCTGGTGCAGTAATGACTGGTTTAACTACAGGTGGTCAAGAGGGTGCCAGAGCCTTACGTGATATTTTGGTCAAGGAGTTTATTACCAACCCTATCCAAGTATGGATCAAGGCTACTATCAGTGAGATTATGGGAGGTAGCTCTACAGGTAATGGCCTCACCAACTCATCAGGCGGTTCTCTCACAGGCTTCAAGTCTGTTGACTCCATCCTTGGTGCTGCTAATAAGATGGCAGACACTTATCTGCACGGTGCTAGTAAGTCCTTGGGTGGCTTCGCTACATCTAGCATTGGTGAGTCCCTTGGTCTAAGCTCTAGGGCCGAAGATATGATGGGCAACACTATGGGCAACAGCCTGACCACGGCAGGAGAGCTTTTCCAAGCTATGCCCATCGGTGGTATGATTACTGCCTACACTAAAGGTGGAGCATCAGGCTTCCTGCAAGGTGCTGCTAACATCGGTATATCTGGTGCTGTCACTGGCGGCCTAGCTGCTGCCAGTGCTGGTACAGGTGTAGCTGCTGGTGCTATGAGTGGGGCTGGTGCAGCCTTGTCTGCTGTACCCGGTTGGGGTTGGGCTATCATGGCAGGACTTGCTATCCTTGGCAATAAGGGTGAGTATGTCAAGTCTACTGGTGCTTCTGAGCAGACATTTGCCCAAGACGGTACAAGCACTATAGCCGCGCAAAGTGGTGACCATCCGTTTGGTGGCGGTCTGAATGCTGGAGCAGAAGCTAATGCATCAGCCGACAAGATCACAACAGGTATGTATAATACCTACACTGATGTAGCTAAGGCACTTGGCATAGGTGTTAAGGATGTTAAATTCTCCTACGGGCAGAACAACTCAGATGGAGGCAAGACTTCCATCGGTGGTGGTAGCTACACCTCTATGGAGTTTAAGACCAGTGATGAAGCGATCAAGCTAGAGGCATCTAGAGCTGTGCTAGCAGCCTTGAAGGACTCTGATCTACCCACATACCTATCTGGTATGTTTGACAACATAGACCTGTCTGCCCTGTCTCAAGTAGACGCTGACAGGCTTATGCAAGATGCTAAGGGCTTCAAGGCTATAGCTGATGCTGCTGACTCCCTACCATTCAACAGTCTTACCAAAGCCAGCCATGCTACACTGGTAGCTTTGACCGCTGCTTCTGGAGGCTTGGATAAACTTACATCGAACCTTACCAGCTACTACGCTAACTACTACACTGATGCTGAGCGTAACGCTAAGTCTACTAACAGTTTGGGAGACGAGTTTAAGAAGCTAGGTCTGGAGATGCCTAAGACTAAGCAAGCGTTTAGAGAGCTTGTTGAAGCACAAGACCTGACTACCGAATCAGGTAGAAAGGCTGCTGCTGGACTCTACACCTTGAATGATGTGTTTGCCAAGACTGTAGTGGACACTGGTCAACTGGCTTTGGATGCTGCTATCAAAGCTGCAGAAGCTGCCACAGAGTCTATGGACATAACTAGGGTTACGGCCTCTGTACTTCCAGCTACTGTTAGAGAGTACACAGCTTACTCTAAACTGCTGGCTAGTGGTGCAAGCATAACTCAGAGAGCCTTGAACTTCGACGGTTCAGTAGCTCAAGCTACAGCACTGTCTAGCTCTATGCAGTCTATGTTCTCTGCCTCCTTGGAACTGGTCACCCAGATCAAGGAGCAGGCTCTGGTTGCTAGTGAAACCTTTGCTGCTTCTCGCGCCACTGTGTTACTAGATACCTTGAGCATAGACCAGAAGTATGCTTACTGGGATTCCAAGTGGAACACAGACATGGAGGCGCTAAAGACTGCTATAGATCCAGTAGACATTAAGCTGTTAGCTGCTGATGTTAACAAGTCTATCATGAGTGGTTGGGCCTTGCTAACTGCAGAACAGAAGCTGGGCAGTCGTGCAGAGTTTGATAAACTACTGGCTGATGCTAATACCTTGGTGGCTGATCGGTACGATACTGCAGAAGGTAGTGTAGACACATCAACTAATGAGGCACTTGTAAGCACACTAAGCTCTGTTCTTGCAGATGATGCTGCAGCACGTAAAGCTACTAACGCTCAGTTGGCTGAGATACTTCGGATAGGTACCTCTGCTATCGTAGAAGCTGCTGCTGTTCTTCGGGATGCGGCTGCTAAGCCTAAGCAAGTTGAGGTCACAGTGACTACACAGAGAGCAGCAACAAGTGAGGTAACCTATACTGGTTATGATTTTGGAGGTAATGGCTAATGAGAGTGCTAACGTCAGGGCTTATAGCAGAGCTAGGCTTGATAATCACTAGACCGGGGTACTTGGTCAGTATCGGCTTCGATACGACCTTGTATATGTCCAGCCTAGGGACAGTTACTTGGGACGGACATACGTGGATAGCTGATGACATAAAGGTAGAAGCCTTGGTTAGAGAGCAGAGTGTGGTTAAGTCAGCCCAGATAAGTATAGGTAACCTGGAGAGTACCTATACTTCACTGATACTTAATCAGGGTATCTCTGATAAACCTGTATCCATCTATTCTGTCTACGCAGGGGCACCGACTGAAACAGTTCTTGAGTTTAGCGGGGTTGGTGATTCAGCAGAGATTGGTGATAGAATCGTACTCAATCTTATCGGGGAAGCTACCCAAAATAGTTTCGCACCTCGTAGAAGAATTGGCCCTGCTGTAGGTATCAATCAAATATTACCAGCAAATACTGTAATTGATCTAGGTGGTTTAGGTTTACCGTACATACTTGAGAAGTACTCAATCTAATGGCTTACCCTACACTCAACATATCCTACGGGGCTACTCAAGACCTGCAAACGGATAGGCAGATAGAACGAGCTACCAACGGCTCCGTTCGTGGACGGATATTCTATACAGCGCCTAAATCTGTTTTCAGGTTTAACCATGAGTTCTTGACTCCTGCACAGCTAACGACATTTAAGGCATTCCATTTAGCCAACCTAACCTCTAGCTTCTCTTTTCTCTGGCCTGAGGGGGCAGTTACATATACCTGCATATTTGGCTCAGAGCCAAAGTATACGCCCACAGCATATGGTGCGCTGGTTAGTGTAGAACTATTGGAGATATAGTGGCAAGCTTATTCGGATTCCCTCCCTTGGTTTGGCAGGTGCCAGTAACACCTTCGTCTACGCTCAACGCTTCTGCTACTCCTACCGCAGAAGCTAACATGCAAGTTGCTGCATCTTATGCACCTATCCGTGTGATATACGGAACTGTAAGGCTTGGTGCACAAGTTGTCAATGTAGTTGATTACGGTGGTTACTGGTATGTACAGGTGGTGTGGGGTGAAGGTCCAATCACAGCTATCAGTGCTGTGATGTTCAACGATGCAGACCCCAACGATCCAGCTAAGGGTGCGACCTGTGTGGTAACTAACTACTCAGGCACCTCTGGTCAGTTGGTTAATGCTGATCTAGTGGCGGCCTTCGCTGCTAAGGGTGTTGTATATACAGACACTCTTCCCGATATTGCCTACAGTGTATTGCGTATATCCAAGGCTGGTACCAGTGGGATGCCTACTGTTACGGCCTTGATCCAAGGTCGTGCAGTCTATGATCCTCGCACTACACTCACAGCTTACAGTGACAACCCTGCTTTGATCGTTGCAGACTTCGTTACCAATAGCGTCTATGGTATGGGACTTACTGTAGATTGGCCCAGTGTCACTACAGTTGCAAATCTATGCGATGCTATAGTTGGCAGTGAAAAGCGTCGTAGGTTGAGCCTAGCCTTGGACACCGTTCAGCCTGTGTCTACGTGGCTGGATACTCTGGCTACCTATGCAGGTTGCTGGGCCTTGAAAGAGGGTACGAAAGTCACCTTGATACCAGATTCGACAGTTGGAGTTAGCCGTACCTACGCTCACGCTTCAGGCCAGATAGCTAAACTGACAGCGTTGAAGCAACGAGGCATAGCTGCTATGCCTACAGCTATAGAGATAAGGTATACAGACACCACTGCCATACCTTGGAAGGACGCTTCCCAATGGGCTTATTTGCCCGGTGTGCTGGCTGGCACCTATCCGCGCCGCGAGTCGCAGATTGCCTTGCCGGGGATACAGTCCCCTTCCCAAGCGTATCGGGAGGCTGTAGAGCGTTTGAACAAGCTGACAAACGCTGATCTATCGTGTACGTTAGAGGTATTTGATGAGTCCCTTGACTTACAGCCCGGTGATAGAGTGCAGGTTACACACCCTATAGGTCTGACTGCTAAAGATTTCAGGGTACAGCGTGTAACTTCTAACTATGGCAGACACAAGCTAGACCTACTTGAGTATGACCCAAGTGTGTACTCTAACGCCATAGTGGTTGGTTCGTCTACACCTAATACGCTACTACCTGATCCGATGATCCCCCCAACTGCCATCACAGGCTTGGCGGCGGTAGAGACTATCTACAAGGCTGGTGACGGTACTGTGTCTTCCAGACTTAGTATTGCTTGGGATACTTTGTCAGACATTTGGCAGATACGCTACAGTGTCACTCTTTACCGTATGGATGATGCCATAGGCGGTGGGCTGCTTAAGGTAATCAATGGTTATAGTGATGTTAACAGCTTCGTGTTTGCACCACTTGAAGATAACTACTATTACCGTGTAGAAGTAATAGCTGAACGTGTGCGTACAGGTGTGCAAAGTGCTGTGGCTACCACAGTCGTGCAAGCACTTGGTAAGCTATTGCCGCCAGCCAATGTTACTGGATTTACAGCTACAGCAGGTAAGTCTGGACTGGTACTGAACTGGTCCCCTGTGGTTGACATAGACATGAAGGGGTATCGTCTTAAATCTGGTTCGTGGGCAGGTACTACGCTATATGATGTAACATCTACATCCGTAAACCTTGGTTATGTGGTGGCAGGAACTACTAACTACTATATCAAGGCCCTTGATTTTTCGGGTAACGAGTCTACAGCTACTGCAACTGTAAGCAGTACAATCACTGCACCAGTTGCAGTAACTGGGCTTAGCTCTACTGTAGATACAGCTACTGTCTTGCTTACATGGAACCCTAGTAGTGCTATCTGGCCTATTGATCGCTATGAGGTTAGGTATGGTACATCGTGGGCAGCAGGTACTACTGTAGCCACACTCAATGATACTAACTGCAGGGTATCAGCATCTTGGGCAGGTTCGAGTAGGACATTCTGGGTTAGTGCTTATGACGCAGCAGGTAATATCTCCACAGCATCCAGCCGTGCTGTAGCTCTCACAAAGTACTCTCCGGTTACTACACTCGGAGTCACCCTTCTAGGTGCAGACTTAAAACTAACATGGTCAGCAGCTACTGGTGGCAGTCTAATGTTAGATTGCTACGAGATTCGGGTCGGCTCCACGTTCGCTGGAGCAGAACTTCTTGGTACGTCGTCCACAACGGCGTTCACAATCCCTTACCGCTGGAGTGCCAATCAAACATTTTGGATAGCCCCCAGAGATATGCTTGGTAATAATAGTTCTGGTACTGAGGCTAGTTCAGTCTTTAACTACAGTCTGCCAGCCGCACCAGCAGTAGCCTCTAAACTTATAGGTGTAAAAGCTGAACTGACTTGGACTACCCCAAGTGCTATTTTGCCTGTAGCAAAATACTCTGTTCGCTATGGCGCGTCATGGGCAGCAGGCGCTGCCACTGAAGTCTTAGTAGCAGTCACCAGTCTACGTGTAGCTATTGACTGGGTTCCTGGCACTAGAACATACTATGTAGCCGCTATAGATGTGAATGGTAATGTTGGAACAGCGTCTGTCGGTACTGGTATTCTTCTTAACGCACCATACGCACCTACGATTGACACCGTGGCCTCATCTGTAGGAGGTGTGCTACTTGACCAATATCGTTTGGCTTGGGATGTGATAACCCCAGATACTACACAAGTACCTATAGATTACTACGTTATAGGTTATGATGCTGTTACCTTAGACAGGACGTTTAGTTCTACCTATATGGCTACGGCTGATTGGTCAGGGACCAGAACCTTCTGGGTGAAAGCTGTGGATGTGCTCGGTAACATTGGTCCTGACAGCAGCCAGACTTTAACCATTAACATACCTACTGCACCTAGCATAACCTCACAGGTTATTGACAACAATGTTCTGCTGTACTGGGCAGGTAGTACAGCTACATTGCCCATAGCCACTTACGAACTTCGTAAGGGTGCTTCATGGGCTGGCGGTAGTTTGATAGGACAGAAGTCTGGGGGATTTACGACTGTGCTTGAGACAGCAGCAGGAACCTATACCTATTGGGTAGCTGCTATAGACTCTGCTGGAAATGTCGGTACTCCTTCTAGTCTGGTAGTCAGCGTATCGCAGCCTCCTGACTACATACTGAATACTGAATGGACTTCAAACTTTGGAGGCACCAAGGTAAATGCTACCGTTGATACTGACGGAAGTTATCTATTTGGAGTAGATACTACAGAGACATGGCAGAGTCACTTCACTTCCAGAACTTGGGCTGGCCCCAATGATCAGGTAACAGATAGTACGCATGGTGGACCCTTCCCCTACTACATACAGCCGGGATTGCAGCCAGCAAGCTACACTGAAACTTTCAACTATGGAGCCATCCTGCCGGGTACAAAGGTAACAGTACTGACTGCTGGTGCAGCAGTCTCTGGAACTCCTGTGGTAAGTATAACCATATCTACAAGCCCTGACAGTACGACTTGGACTGATTACCCCGGTCTGTCATCTGTGTATGCTACAAACTTCCAGTATGTCAAGGTAGCCTTAACCTTCACAGGCGGCATATACGATCTTAGCTTGCTGCGGGTTACGTTGGACTCCAAGATCAAGAATGCCGCAGGTTCAAAGGCTTGCTTGTCTACAGATATACTAGGTACAGCTATAAATTTTAATGTGGAGTTTGTAGATGTTAGCGCCATTAACATAACTCCGTTAAGTACAACTGCGGTTACCGCTATGTACGACTACCTAGACGCTTATGTTGCTGGCACATACTCAGTGGTATCCAATGTCTGCACAGTTACTACAGGTAGTGTTCACGGACTTGTAGTTGGGCAGAATGTAAAGCTTACAACTTCGACAGGTACTGGTATCAGTGCAGTCTACACAGTGGTTACCAGACCAAGCAGCACTCAGTTCACTGTGGCAATGACAACTGCAAACACTTCAGGAAATTTAACCACATACGCCCAAGGTTTCAGAGTATACTTGTTCGACGCTGCTGGCACCACAAGGCTCTCTAAGACCGTTTCGTGGGCTGTCCGAGGATACTAAATGTCTGACCACTCTCTTCCTACACTAGCCTCAACGTATGCTAACTTCCTATCCCAATTAGGGAGTAGGCTTGATGACTCTGTTAAACAAAGTCGTTCAGACACTGTAACGCTTACTAACCCTCCCGTAGGTACTGTTCGCTGGAACACAGCCACTTCCAAATGGGAGCATAACACAGGTACTGTTGGTGTGCCTGTCTGGTCTGCGTTAACTACTACCTACGGTATCAACGTAGCTACTGCTAACGCTTGGGCAACTGGTAGAACCATAGCCACTACTGGTGATGCTACTGGTACCAGTGCAGCCTTCACTGGGGCAGCCAACCTCAGTTTCGCTCTCACACTTGCCACGGTAAATGCCAATGTAGGAGCCTTCGGCTCTGTCACTTCTGTGCCTGTCATCACTGTGAATGCTAAAGGTCTGGTGACTGCGGTAAGCACAGCAACACTTGGCAATATAGCTACACAAGCTGCAAGCTCTGTAGCAATCACTGGCGGTAGTATTACCAACGTCACCCACGGCACAGGAAACACTTGGAGTGGTACAGCCATACCTATCACCTATGGTGGTACAGGTGGTAGCACAGCTACTGGTACAGGCTCTGTAGTGCTTGCTACAAGTCCTACACTTGTAACTCCACTACTCGGCACACCCACTTCCGGTAACTTCTCAACTGGTACATTCACTTGGCCTACGTTCAATCAGAACACAACTGGTAGCAGCGCAAGCTGTACTGGTAATGCTGCCACTGCCTACGGCAAGGCTGAAGGAGCCCTGAGTGTACTTTACGCAGCTACATCAGGAACTGCTGGCAATATCACAGGTGTAGCTGCTATCGCCAATGGTGGCAGCGGTGCTGCTTCTGGTAAATTGACTGCTACTATTAGTACAAACACTGCCGCAGTCAATGGTACTACATACACATTCGCTGGTGTATGCGTCTTGACCCTAGCAGCAAGTCCTACTGTAGGTAATTGGGTCGGATTTAGCAACCCTACTACAGCTACTGGTGCTAGTATTGATCCTAATGGGAAGAAGATCATGAACACAACAGGTGTTATGTATCTGGACATAACAGCTGGTAGTACACTTGTTTATAGTGGTGCAACTTATGGGTGGGTCTTAATATGAGTAATTTATCAGATTTCCTTGGTGGAAATAGTGTAATCAAGGGTTACACTGAGTCAGCCATCATCAGTACATCACAGATAGTGACAGTACCTGCTGGTACAAAGCGTATTGAGGCTTTGCTATGTGGTGGTGGCGGTGCTGGTGGTTATAATGGTGGTGGCTTTGGTGGCTTACAGGTGTACGCTATACCTGTAACTGGGTCATCATTAGATGTAGTTATCGGTGCTGGCGGTAGTGGTAGTACTACCACTAGTGTTGGTAACCGTGGAGGTACCACTAAAGTATCCTCTAACGGTATTACTTACGCTGCTGTAGGGGGTGGCGGTGGTGGTTCATCCAGCAATGTGCTGAGTTCTGCCGATGGCAAGTTTGGAGGTAGTGGTGGCGGGTGTTCTTCATACACAAATGCAGGTTGCTCAGGGAGCAGTGGGGGTGCACCATTCAACCCACAGCTATTTTTGTTCAACCCCTTGGATTTGATAGACTATAATCCAAATCTGTATAGTGGGGTACAGGCAAACTCCACAATCACTATGTGGAGTACTAACGCCTTCGCTTCTCGCCCTCCAGGGAGTCCAGCACTGACTAACCTTACTGCTGGGTATGAGACAGGAGTCCACCCAAGTTCTTGTGGTATGGGGTATGGCGGTGGAGGGGGTATTGGTGGCACTACCAGTGGTAATTTTGTAAACTACCCCCCTGCCCAAGGAGGTGGTAGCGGCCATAGTGTCTATTATGCCTCTCTTCCCGGCAGTCTTGGTGGGGGTGGTGCATATGGTTACACGGGAGCTACTGCTGGTGCAGGAGGTAGTCTTACATCTATCATTGTGTGGGGACTTACAGGTCATGCTGGTGGTGCCGGTGGTACAGGATTCGCGTCTGCTGGTGGCGGTGGCGGTGGTGGTATGCTTGGAGTAGGTACTGCTGGTGTGTCAGCTAGTAATGGTGCTGGCGGTGCTGGCGGTGCTGGAGGCGGCGGCGGAGGTGGCGGTGCCACCTCTAACGCATCAGGCGGCAATGGCTTCGCACGTTTCCGTTTCTATTATTAAGGACTGATATGCCAAACTATTTTGTAATTGTTGACGGTAAGGTGGATAACGTAGCTGTAGCAGATGCTCCACTAGACGCTAGTTGGGTACTGTCTGATGGTATCCACGGTGTAGGTTGTCTCTATAACAACGGTGTACTCAGTCGCCCACCTGAGCCTGAAGCCCTTCCAGAAGTTCCCAAACCCTACTTGCACTTCATTGATCTAGGCCCATTCAATGATCGCTTTGGTGCTAAAAAGTTAGCTGTTTTAATGTCTTCTGACGCTATCGTGAAGGCATTTAACAGTGACAAATCTGACCGTCGCTGGATCGACCTTGAACGCCTTGATGTACGTGCTGCTGTGTTCTACATGGCTGGTGTGCCTTTGACTGTCGCCCCCGGCCAAACTGTAACTATGGCCTCTCCTATACTTACAGTGGAAGAGGCTACTGCCATCATGGACACTCCAGTATCTTCGGCAGAGCAGCTTGGACTTGTAAAGGCGTACTTCTCATGAACTACTTAGAAGCTAGGTCCAAGATCAAATCCGGTGACTTACTGGCTTGGTCACACCGTGGCTGGGGTACTTGGCATGATATCAAGATTCAAGCTGTGCGTTTCTTCACACAGTCTGAGTACAGCCATGTAGCTACAGCTTGGTGTGTAGGTGACCGGGTGTTTGTTATAGAGGCGGTACAACCTCTTGTGCGTATCTACCCACTATCCAAGCTTGGTGAGTTCTATTGGTTGCCGCTTAACTGCAACTGGAATGACAAGGCACTTGACTATGCCTTGTCAAAGGTAGGTGAGTCCTATTCACAGATGCAGGCTATTACAGCTTTCTTCAAGACCTTGGAAAAAGAAGACTCTCTTTGGGAGTGTGCCGAACTAGCTGCTAGAGTCTCAGCCTTAGCTGGCTTCGACCTTGGTACAGTCTATACTCCGAGCAAAGTGGTACAGAGGGCGCTTGAGCAAGGGGCAGTAACCCACCTGATAACCTCAAAAACCTCTACCTAGTGAGGGTACAATGGTGCACCTGAGTAAGGCCGCACCATGTTCAAAACCCATCCCTTGACGCCCCTGATTCGCATTCGACATACTATGTCGGACGGAGATAGTCTTAGGACAAGAAAAGATGCTTAACTGGTACGTTAAACTAAAACGAATCTTACTGATAGATGATACACTGTCAGTAAGATTTTTCTTTGCTATGTGCAGCTTTGGTTATGGTGTTGATATATGGTACGACCATGCCAAAGATCAGTCTTACCACTTGCTGTATAGCCTTGCCCCTCACTGGACTACCCCAGAAAGCTTCTGGGGTACGTTGTTTGTGTTCTATTCCATCATGCTTCTAAAAGGCATTACAGGTCAGTATGGTTACTGGCATCTAATCTTTGAGGCTATACTAGGTTGGTCCATTTGGACAGTTATGGCTATAGTTAACGTTACTATCACAGGTTATCCAGAAGCCTCAATAGGTGGGGCTATTGTAGCCACATGGTTATTAGTTAGGTATCCTACACACTGGAAGCAGCCCCATGACTGAAACTGCGCTTTATCAAATTGGTGGTGGCTTTGGAGGTCTCGGCGCTCTAGTCCTGCTTATACGCTTGGTATATGTGCAATGGGTTAAGCAGAACCCCGGCATTCAACAAGCTGGAGCAAGTGTAGACATTTACATACTACTGCGTAAAGAGCTTAAAGTGCTCAGCAGAGAGATGCGCTTGATGAAGAAGCAAGTAGCGTTACTGGAACACCTATGCCTTGAGAAGGGTATCAACGTACACGAGATATACACCAAGGCCGGGATATTCGATGAGGTCGAGGAAGACGATGACAAGTAAGGAGTTGCTATGCAGATTCAAGTTCTAAGAGAGCAGCAGGTAGGCAATGCTACTATAGGCAGTTTGCTTATCGACGGTGCTTTCCAATGCTACACCCTTGAAGACATAGTGCGTGATGGTCCCAAGGTGATGCACGAGACAGCGATTCCTGCTGGTACCTACAAAGTAATCATCAACTTTAGCACTCGCTTCAAGCGTGAACTGCCTCTGCTTTTAGATGTGCCAAACTTTACTGGTGTTCGTATCCATCCCGGCAATACTGCAGCCAACACATCAGGCTGTATCCTTGTAGGTACTGCAAAGTCACAGAACAGCATCCTTAACTCTGTTAAGGCCTTTACGCCCTTGTATGAGAAGATGCTCTCTGCTTGGATCAAAAAAGAACCTATAGTCCTCAATGTCAAATGAGCTACCTAGTACTCTACGGACCTACAATAGGACTGCTATTCCTAGCAGTCTTTGCTGTGTCCTTGGTAACCTCATGGCAAAGGCATCACCCCAAGTTCGATCTGTCGGACATACTGACGGGTGATAATGGTAGAGTTAGCTTGTCTAAGCTAGGTGAGGCGTCTGCACTTGTGGTCAGTACATGGGGCTTTGTTGTATTAACACAACAAGGTAAGCTCTCTGAGAGCTATTTTATAGGTTACATGACTGTCTGGACAGGTGCTAGAATACTCAAAGCCAAGATAGAGAGCAAATCAAATGAACCCACTAGCCCTAATTCCTAAATCTGCTTACGCAGTAGTCATAGCCATGCTAATGGCTACTAGCTGTAGCCTGCACTGGGATAACCAAGGGTTGGTGGTAGATATAGCTAAAGAGAAAGTAGTGGTGGCAGACTTGAAAGCTGCTATCAAAACTGCTGACGCTAAGGCTGCTGCAGAGTCTGCCACCCTGACCAAGAAAGTACTAGAGGCCCAAAATGCTGCAAAGAAACGTGAAGCTATCCTGCTTGCTGATGCTAAGTCTGCCAACACTGCTCTTGATGGGTTGCGCTTGTCCATCGCCACCGCCAAGTCCTCCTACAATATCGCTAACGTACCCACCTATGCCAGTACTGAGCTTACAGATACCAGCCTCAAGCTACTCGACCAATGCTCAGAAAGATACACAGTCTTGGCAGCAACAACTGATATCTACGCCAGCTATATCCAAGAAGTAACACAGGCGTGGCCTGTGTTACCTATGGTTAAAGCTGTATCACCTGAGTAGCAAACGCATCTGCTAGGTTGCTGTGGGTTACAACAACCACTTGATCGTAACCTGTAGCAGCTAGCAACCCCAACATAGCAGTCTCCCGTTCTTCATCCATACCTGCTGCTGGTTCATCCAGCAGCAGGTAGTCAATGGATGGCAGGAACGTCTTGCTTAAAGCCATGCGTATTGCAAGGCCCAAGGCATCTAGGGTCGATCCAGACAATCCACCTACAGGTTTGCCGCCTACAGCAAAAGAGTTGGAAGACCTTGTAACGATGCTAGGCTCTCCCCTGATCTGACTAAAGTAGGTAGAGACAGATGCAAGCACGATAGCCCAGAGTCTACCTGCTACTATTGGCCTAGCTTCACGTAGCTTCTTGATAAGAGCATTGTTTTTCTGCATCTCTTTTAGGGATTCTTCCAACTTCGCCTTAGACTCCATACTTGCTAGATAGTACCCAAGCTCAGTGTCATGCTTCTGTTGAGCCTGTTCAAGAGCATTGGCCGCATCCTTGTAGGCACCTAGGGCGGTGTTCACCTCTTGCTGCTTGAGCTTAATGGCTAACCGGGTAGCTTCCTTCTGCGCTAGCAAGCCTTGTGCCAAAATCTTTGCAGGAGTGTCAACCACCAGACCTTTGGTCTCAGTTAACAGCTTTCCCTGCCTATCTGCCAGTTCAGCATACACACCCTTGGCCTTGTCATACTCACGCTGTAGCCGTTCACCCTCACGAATCTCAGCCACATAATCAGGCCAAACCTCAACCTGCTTGGGGACTTCGCCCACCCAAGTCAACATCCTTGGGTACCTCTGGTCACCACGTTTCGTGAACTTCTCTGTAGCCCTATGCACAGCTTCTAATTGTGTATTTAGTTTTTGTAAATTTGTAAGAAATACTCTACGAGCTTTCTTTACCTCTAGGTCAACTGTGATTGAAGCTACCTGATCTTCAGCCTCCTTGATCTTGATAGCATTGGCGGCGTTCTTTGTGACCACCTCTGGTACATCGCTCAGGTCTTTACCGCACAGACCACAAGCTGTCTCAGTGATGATCAAAGCCTTTGCAGTAGCAGCAGCTAGCTTGTAATGGACTATGGCATCAGTCATAAAGCCGATAGCAGCCTCGTTAGCTTTCCACTCCTTGTCAAAGTCATCTACTTGAGTAGTCACTGAGGTTGACTCCCAGAAGACCTTAAAGGCTTTCTCTTTGATAGTATGCTCCCGCATTGCTTCCAAGCCCCGCTTGGCACCCTCTATATCTACGGTAGGTGGTGTAGGTTCCACCAATCTGTCCATAAGCTGATCCATCTCTATGGTGATCTGCTCCCAACGCTGCTCGGCTTTCACCACATCGGCAATGATAGCTCTCTGTGCTTGTTCATCAATGGTGTCGTTTTCTTCCAGTGTTTCCAACTCTGTCTTAGCTAGCTGAAGTGCTGCTTTGGTGAAAGCAACTGTTGGCTCTAGGTCTTCTGTATCCAGCACAGGTTTCTTCAGATCATACAGCGGTGTAAGTGTATCAGTGATTTGCTTGGTGTTGCCGCTAGGTAGTTGATCCTGAATCTTTGATATGAGCATATCAAGCAGGTCGATGTTAGCCAGCTTCTCAATCAGCGGTACAGCCTCACCAGTTTCCAAGGCTCCACGTAGTCCACCTTGAGAGGCCACCATCAGCTTTGTAGCTGCGTCTGCATTGACACCGAACAGACGTTCAACATACTTGGTTACTTCTGCTTGTCCATTAGCAGTCTCCGTGCCGTTGGTGATCACTGCACCTGACTTGGAACGCACTATCGTATAGGAGACTTGCTCGAATGTGAAAGTCAGTTCTACCTTGAGAGAACCCTCTGGCTTCTCGTAGGTAACGGTTTCTGCCAAGGTCATAGGTAACGCTCTAGCACCGAACATGGCGTACACAACTGCATGATACAAAGTGCTCTTTCCGGCCTCGTTCGCACCCTTAAGCGCAACTAACCCATCTTGAAATTGCACAGTCAGGTCTTCGTGCTTCTTAAAGTTCTTGAGTGTGAGTTTAGTAATCATAGTTTAGCAATCACAAGTTGAAGAGCTTGGGCTGCTGTAAAGCCCTCGTTGACAAAAGCAGTGTACTGCATATAGGCATGTTTAGCTGCGAATACCATACGCTGTCTGTTGACAGGTGTACCTAGCTCTGCCATAGCCTCCTTAAGTAGCTGTGCCATCTTAACAGAATCTTGTTCACTCATTGCCATAGTATTACTCCAAGTTGTGCAAAATTGCAATCTCAGCGGGGTCCAGAACCTCGCCCAAAGCGGCCCAAACATCAAATGCGCGTACTGATTCAAGTGAGTCGCTGAAGCCTTCCAGACCCTCGTTTGACGCGATCTGGACAGCGTTTGTCACGACCAAAGCGGGGCTGATCGAACGGAACTTAGCGACTGCGCTAACCACCTGTGCAGCTTGCTCTGCCGTAGCATTGCCAACCATACGAACAAACTTATGGTTGGTTACTACTGGGTCTGTCCATAGCTGCTCAGTGTACTCACCGCTTTTGTCCATCACTATGTAGTGACCAACCACACCTTCTTCGTCAATACTGGTTCCATATTTATAGGAACAACCCTGCCAATCAGATACCGATGTGGCAATCTGATTACCCGGAAGCCGTATCTTGCCTACATGCTTGTGCTGATGCTCATGCCCACAGATGATATGCTTAGCCTTGCTAGCTTCTACCTGTTCCTTGGTTATGTTCAAGGACTGATCCGATTGTGCAGCAAACTTGTTGTCATAGTTGACATGCAAGAATAGGTAGTCACATTCAGGCACACCTTCCAAAGCTGCATCAAAGGCTTCCTGATTTGGAAGGTGAGGGATCACATAGCCGTAAGGCGTATCAGTAGGTTCCTTGATAAGGACTACACGACCAGCATAGCTGCTACGCAAATAGTGTAACATAGTTGCTACTAGGTCAAGGCTTGAGGCCACTCCGCTAGTCTTGCTAAGGTCATGGTTACCTGCCACTAGGTACATATTGCCTGTGGTTCTGTCCAACCAGCTAAGCAGTAGCCTGATAGTCTCTATCGCATCAGAGATATTGACCTCAAACTTATCGAACAGATCACCCAAGATCATCAGGTCACCTTGATGCGGCAGCAATGCACCGAACTGTGTAAGCACATAGTTCTTCAGAATCCCCTTGGTCAGTACAGTGGTACCTGCACTACGTTCCACACCAATGTGGGTATCATTAAGAATGGTTAACATTTGTAACCTCCACTAATATATACTGTTTAACATCTTGAAAAGGTTCCAAGACTTCTACCAGAGTAGGTTCTTCTGTGTAGTAGGTAGCTGTGATTACTACAGCACTACCGGGATTGAACTCTATCTTTAGACTTGCTAAATCTTTGGTAGTCAAGCCCAACCCTTTAGCAAGATCATAGCCCATTTTGTCTGATGTAGCTAGCATGTTATGCTCACTTTCATGTCGTTAGTCCTATCTTCCAGCAATTTATTCACCATAGCCAGTAGCTCAAAAGCTTGCTCCCTAGTAACTACTATATCCAAACTGATAGGTACATAGTCAGCGTTGTTCCTGCCAAGGTCCATAGTAACTGTTCTTATGTGAGTTCTACCCTTGCTCAAGTCTATTTGCATTTTAGCGCCTCCCAATTTACGATTAAACCTTGGAGAAGATCAGGCATTGTGTACGCCCTTGTGTTTCTAAAATCCCACGAACCTTTGTTAAGAGTCCCGAACCAATCAAGCGGCATCAGCCTCCAGACCTCTGTCGTGCTGTGGTACACGATAACACCACAGATGCTGCCAGCTATTTGGCGCTTCCGCATCCTAGCTCTTTGATCTAGCTCAAAATTACCTACAGGTAATCTGTAGTCATGCGCTACTTCCTTGACCTCAAGAAGTAGGTTACGACCTTGGTGGTACAAGACGAAATCCCCGCACCGGGGATTTGCCATTTTACCCATTGATGATCTGGCATCATAGATACGTTCGTAGGTGAAGTTAGGTAGCGACAGGTCCAGCTTCTTGAACTCCTTGTCTAGCTTTCCTTCCCCCACTTTTCCCCGGTTTGCTTCTGACATATTGTTCTCCATCTCTTCTCTCGTTGACTTCTACAAAGGTGTGTCCCTTGGAAGTTTTAACTGGTGTATCCGCTGCCACCTGTGCGGTCAGTCCGTATTTATAAATCCTAGTGGTCAGGGTATGTGCGTTGATATTGGCTCTTGCAGCTATCTCCTTAAGAGATAGCTGCTCACCGTTATACATATAACGGATGGGGATCATGCTGTGTAATCGTCAGGTGCGCTTACAACGTAATACAAAGTAACCCTTGAAGGATTCAAGGGGCTTGCATGTTTGCCTAACCACTCTTTTAGCTCGGCTAACCCTGTCATGTCATTACAGTTGTCTATAAACAACCGTGAGCTAAGCTCAGTTATTGGTGTTTTAGTATGCCTAATCTCTTTAAGGGCTTCATCAAGAGTCATTATCAGCCCATGCGGTTCTAGCGCTCTTTGAAGCTCGTACAGTGCCTCTGTTTTGCCGCTACCTGATACGCCTTGTATCCGAATACATTTTACATTAGCCATGTTGGTTCCTTGTGAAGTTGATTGCCGTTGATTGTCATTGATTGCAGCTATAGAACTATAGAACTATAGCTGCAACTTCATTATAGCCAGTGCCTTTCAAATGCTGCAACTGCTACCGGCACAATCGGCCTGATAAGCTCTAGCATTCCTTCGGCGTACACCCGAATCTCATACTGAGCGTGGGGGTGTATCCGCAGTTTGATGAACTTCATCAGGTTCAAGAGGTTGACTGTGCCGAAGCAATGGCTGTAGGTGTTGACAGGTAGCACACCTCTAGCCAGTTCACGAGGACAGCCCATAGCAATCATGCGATTGTAGAGGTTGAAAGCCGAGGCACACTGATCGACAATGGCAAGCTGCAGGTCCATAGCTAGTGGGTGCATCGTGTCAGTACGCATCTGCTTGTTTGTCTCTGACTGTGTCGTGATCTGAGAAAGCTCAGGTACATAGTACTCTTCTGGAAGAGGAGTGTAACGTGCACTGACTTCGTTATATGCCCATGTCCTATGACGGTGCCACTGGCGGAAAACGAAGATCGGAGCCTTGATATCGAATGTAAAGGTCACCGACTCAAATGGGCTAGTGTGGTGATTTTTGACCAGATAGTCTATCAGTTTGGTATCTTTACCTTCGTCATCTCCAGACCTCCATTCAGCGTCATAGCTGACTCGTGCATTACGCACGATAGAGAGGTCATTGCCCATCGACTCTACAAGCCGAAGATGACCGTGGTTAAGTAGTTTGATTGTTTGTGTCATGTTATTCCTTAGTAAGTTCTTTCAATCCACCATCAATAGCTTCCTTAGTAGGAAAGCTGCCTATCTCAATCTGCACACCAAATGAAGGTCCAAAAGATATGCTAGACTCTACAGGTACAGTCATATCGGCATACTGTTCAACCATGCACTGATGCATAGCAGGGATGAACTTATACAGATCATCTATAGTGCAGCTAGCTACTACTTCATCGTGCACAGGGCCGATGATTTCGCAATCAAACAACTGCTCCAACCTAGCCTTGAACATACGGCCTTCTGCCAGCTTGGTCATCTCTGCACAGCTACCTTGAATCTTCGTGTTCACAGCTTGACGCTCAGCCTTGCTGTTCTCATAACGATCCCGAGAAGTCAGTGCAGGTTGTAAGTGGCGAACTGCACCGAGCTTAGTACGGACATAGCCGATACGCTTGGCCTCTGCAATGACCTCTTCCTTCCACTCAGCCACTTCTGGAAAGGCAGCTTCCTTGGCGTCGATGTAAGCCTGAGCAGCATCTTCCGAGATAAGCATTGTTGCAGCTAGCTTCGGAGCCATAGCCCCGTATTCCACAGTGAAGTTAACCTTCTTACCTAACGTACGATAACCTTTGACTGACTTGTACATCGGAGATGTATGGTCAGCTAGCAACTGTGCAAACAGTTCGTAGGTCCACTCAATCGCAGGTTCTTCCCGCATGGCGATACCAAGACCTGTCAGGCAGTGCATATCCTTGAGGTTGTCACCAACAAAACAGTCCAGCATATTCTGGTCACGGCTGTAGTCAGCAATCACACGCAATTCCTGAGCAGCAAAGTCCATAGAGATTACTACTGCGTTCTTCTTGTGCGGTATGATGACCTCACGGAACCTAGCTGCCTGACCCTCTATCTTAGGATGCTTAGGCATCTGTTGCATGTTCGGTGCATTGGAACTAGCACGGCGAGTGTTAGTGGCACACTGGTTATGCGAACTGTGGATACGGCCTGTCTTCCAGTGCACAAAGTAGGGGTAGGTCTTATAGTATAGACCACGCCGTGTCTCTACCATCTTCATCAGTTTCAAGGCGTTGAGTACAGGCTTCTGCTCTGGTGTAGCGTCTTGTGCTTCAGCATAGGCAAAGGCCAGTGCATCAGTCTTTGGTGACCCTTGAGTAGCTCCAGCTTTTCTAGCGAGAGGCGTAGGCTTGTTATAGACCCGAATAGGTAGACCCATAGTCTCATACATCAGACCCTGCATCTGCTTGGGGCTACCCGTATTGAAGATAGGCTTGGCAGACCAGAAACTACCTACATAGTTTGTAAGAGCTTCCCAGTTACCACTGGACACAAGCTCTGCCAATACTGGCCCACCCTGCTCTCGCATAGCCTCTGCCAGCCGATCCAGCTTGCGTACTGCTGTCTCCAAGGGTTTCTTGTAGACAATCTCAAAGGCTTCCTTCAACTGTGCTGGTGTCACCTCTGCTGTATACACAGGCTTAACAGTACCAGCCCAACCCTTGCTAACAAGGTAGTCATTGAAGATTGCCTCTGCATTGTTGTAGGTCTGGTCATCTATGGCCTCCAACTCTTTGGACTTAGCTACGTCACACTTAGTCCCGTGGATGAAGGACTGTACGTGACCATACATAGCGTCTATCTCTACATCAAGGTAGACTTTCCAATGGTGTTCAAGCTGCATATGCAGCTTAGCAAAGTTGTGGAAGGAGACTGTGCAGATAGTGTCATCGCAACCGTAGTCCTTGACATGAGCGCCTGTCAGTTCCCGCATCTTGTACTGCACACCGTCGATGGTAGTAACAGTTTTGTAATCTACTTGGTCGTAGTTGAACCAACGTTTTGAGAGTTTCTTGAGTCCTCGGCTTTCATTTTCATCAACATAAGACGCCTCAAGGATAGTATCAAGCACGTTCGGTAACAAGCCTTCAGAACCATTGTCTTCCCAACCCTTCGACCACCCGTTATATAGTACAGTACCTTCGAAGGAGAAGTTGTGGATGATGAACTGTGTACCGGCATCTGCTAACTCCTTGATGAAAGCTTTTAGGTCTTCACTGGATACATTGTCGGTAGCTGTATGATCTACCGAGATATAGGCAGTGTGCTGCAGATTACGCCCATAGGTCAAGGACATACCTGTAAGCTCTGAACCGATCACATCAACACCAGCACCCTCTTCCTTACCTTGTGCTTGCAGCCACTCATCTGACTCATCTGGTGTAGATGTTTCAATGTCTAGGCCCACATACTCGCTGACCCCTATTAGCGGCCTAGCTTTTTGTTTGAAGGCTTCCCAGTTAGAAGCAGTAATCAGTTTGGCTGTGTAGTTCCAGTGAGCTAGACGCTCATCCTTCACCTCGCCACGGATCAAGCCCGGTGTAAATTGCAGAGGATTCTGCAATGTGTTGACCCACTCAGGGTAGATTCGAGCCAGTTTGTAGGACAGCAGGAAGTCTTCACGACCTTTGTAGATTTTGTCTACCATCTTGTTGTCTAGCTCTGGTATCAGATCATCAAGGCTACCGATCCTAGCCATACGGTCTAGCTCTGCCATACCATCTACACCAAACTCCTTGTAGAAGTCAGGCCACGCCTTGTCAACTCCAAACTGCTTGATGCCTGTAATACTGTCACTAGTGTCACCGACCAGAGCTTTGTAAACAGTTACAAAGCGTGTAGGGAAATCACCATACTTGTTCTCACCCTTGACACCGTTAATCAGAACAGTTATCTCAGCACCGTAAGCATTGGTGCCGTTGAGTACTGTCATGTCTCCGTCGTTAGTAGAGATAAACAAATCTTCCTCAGAGTTGACAGCCAGATAACCAAGTATATCGTCACCTTCTACGCTATCTTGTGTAACGGAACAGGCACCGAGCGACCCGAAAACCTGCTGCAAGCGGTCACGAAGGGCTTGAAATTCAATGTAGGCATCGACAGCCCTATTGCCCCGTTTGGCCTTGTAGGTGGACGATATGGCAAGCCTTGGAGCCTTTGACTCCATACCCTCAAAGACCATGATCATATCCTTGGGCTGCAAGTTGCAGTTGCGGAGAGTGGCTACCACATGGTTAACAGCATTCTCATAACCATAAGCTGCTGTATTAACCTGTATCAACCGTCCGTTGTGTGGAATCTTACTGCCTTCTACGTCTATACCCACCGATAGGCAGGTCCAGATCACTGATGACATATCAAATGCGATTCTCATTTTCTTCCTTAGATGTTAAAGAAGCCCTCCGAAGAGGGCTGTACTTAGTATTTCGGAGCCTGCTTGTCTGGGCCGGGGGTACTGGAGTTGTCCAACTCCATTGGAGCGATGGTAGGTACTGTCTCTAGACGTTGCTCATCAAACCAGTTGGCATCCCGCAGCTTCCCCTCCTTATCCACTGTTGGATTTAGCAATACCTGATGGCAACCTGTTAGGTACTCCACTCGACCTGTGGCCATGCCCTCAAAGCCTGTAACCTTATCTTTGTATGTCCAGCCTAATGTGATCATAATAACTCCTATTATTCAAACGGGTTGACTTGCTGCTCTTGCCCGAAGTAGACAGCTTGCCCAATCACAATGATAACTAGGCATATACCTGCTACTACGTCTGCCCACAAAGGCAGACGGAAGACCTGACTATACAGCACATATAACAAGGTCATATTCAGACCTGACAAACGTGTGGGTAGTGCCTTGTGTGACACTACCTGACGCTTCTTCTCAACTGGTTTGTTGATTTGCATTTTTAGTATCCTCTATGGTAAAGTGCCTAGGAACTGGATGATCCTTATACAGTACTCGCATATGCTGCATCTGCGCTTGCACATCCTTATAGGCACTACGGATAGAGTAGCTAGGTGGACGATCATCCACTAGTACTCCCATTTCTGTGGCCTCTAGGAGAATACTGCAACACGCCATAATGTTACCAAGGTGGTGTGTTCCATCCACAGGATCGTGACTCTCGCCACTGACGTAGGCATCTATATGCCGACCCATAGCAGAGACATAGATGGAAGCCCTTGCACCAGCATCACGCCAATTCCAAGCACCATACTTTACTTGCCCACAGAACTGTGCAGAAGCCCAATGAGCCTTGGCAATGGGTGATAACAACCACAAAGGTACTTTGTCACCAGCTATAGCGTCCTTGGGGTTAGTTGGTTTGATAGTAGCACCAATAGGTGCTGTACCAGCAGCTTGAGCCAAGCCCATAGCTGCCCTACCTGTATCAGAGGTTCTGTCTGCCATAGTTTGACATTTACTCATACACCTGTACTCCCAAAGCCGCTAGTACCTCTGGCAGTATTGCCCAACTCATCTGATTCTTCCAACTCATACTGTGGAAGCTGCACTATCATGGCCTGAGCCACCCGCTCACCATTGCCGATGAAGAACGGAAGATCACCTTCGTTAATGAGCTTGACCATAACCTCACCACGGTAGTCAGAGTCAATGACTCCTGTGCAGTTAGCAAGACGTACACCTGACTTGAATCCATGCCCACTACGGCTATACACCATCATGACATGGCCTTCTGGTACCTCAAAGGCTAAGCCTGTAGCCACTATCTTAGCTTCTCGCGGTGCGATGCAGATCGGCGCACCTCTCACAAGGCTTACCAGATCAAAGCAAGCTGCACCGTCTGAGGCAAACCGTGGCGCAGAAGCACCCTCTTCTAGCTTCTTATACTTGAGTCTCATACTAACCTCATCTTTTCTAGTGAATATTTAATATCTTTATGCCAGTCTGGTTGTTCCATCATCCAGCGTCTATAGCCGACAGGTATATCAGCAAATAACTTTCCTTTGTGCATACCGAAAGGCATACGCTGAATCATCTTTGGTTTGCTTTCAAGCTCTACCAAGGCTGGTAAGGTTCGACCAGATAGCTTCAAGATCAGTTGTAGCAACTCATAGGTAGTGCGACAGTCACCCATCGCGCTATGTGATTGCTGCTTAGATAGCTTTAACTCCTGCTGGAGTGTGGCTAACTTGTGATTGGTTGTACCCTTGATCCAAGCCCTTGAAAGAGCTAAGGTACATACGTCAGCATTGAAAACTACGTGTTCACCTGTAACCCGCATATCATAGGAACAGTTGTGACCAATCCATACAAATGGTTGGGGGACCAACGCACATATCTCAGCATTGCTAGGTAGACCTGCAACAGCTTCGTTGGTAATACCGTGAATGTCAACAGCGCCTTGTTCCATAGGCATCTGAGGGTCTGTGCGATGGACTTGCTCATCCAAGATGTTCATGTTCTCATCTACCTGTATCCATGCAATCTCACAGGCTTTGATAGGTGAACGGAGTCCCGATGTTTCGGTATCAAGAATTATATAGTTTGTCATGTTCTAGCAAATGTTCCGTAGTTTAGTTTAGCAGCTTCATCATAGGCAGTTTTAGCTGCCTCAATGGAGTCATAAGTGCCTAGGCTCTTGGACTTGGAGTTTAAGGTTATCTTTGCCTCCCATCTACCCAAAGCTTTCGCTGGATATACGCCCTTGACGCCTGACTTACTATGCTTCCAACCCACACCATTGCGGTTATTTTCGGCTCTGCTGGCTTCTCTCAGATTCAGCCAAGCATTATCACTACGGTTACCGTTTGCATGGTCTAAAGTTTCTCTAGGCCACTCTCCAGTAACTAAACACCAGATAAGTCTATGAACTAAATAACTCTTGCCATCAACAGATACTGAATAGTACCCTGCATTGTGTGTGCTATGTGCAAGTTTCCCACCTACAGCATTATACTGTTTAGTATAGTTACGTCTAAGGCCTCCTTCAACTATACTATAGTTGAAGAGTTCCAAAAGCCTAACCTGTGTAGGTGGGTTGCTCATAACAGCATCACTTAGTCAGCTTTGGGTAGATCATCCGAGAAATCATCCTCGGCCCTAGATGTACCGCCCAAGCTCTGACCACGATCCCAGAACAGGACATTGCCCAGACCAAAGCTAACACCACGCTTACCAGAGAAGTCGTAGCCATAGGCATTCAGGCTCACCTTGAAGTAGTCACCTGAACCGCACTCGGCTGGATCAATGATTTCGTTGCTATCGCGGTCCAAGATTTTCGGCTTGAACTTTGAGGCAACAGCCATAACCCAATGGCCTTTGCACTCTTCCCCAAACTCTTCCCCATTGCTAGGGCGGGGCAGATCACCATCATGCAGAGTGGTGTCGATCTTGGCGGGACGCTTGCCGGGGAACTTGAGATTGATAGCAGTCTCACGGGCTGCTTCGATCTTAGCGAGGGTAGCTTTGTCATCCTTGGGAATCAGGATGGTCATGCCGAACTTAGGAGTATCGCCTTCCTTAGCGTTCTTCGGCAGTTCAGCCTTGAACAACTTGCAGTAAGAACCGCGAATAACACCTGTTACGACTTTAGTGGAGGGAGTATTAGTAGCCATTTTATTTCCTTGAATTGCCTTAGTTACCTGAGAAGCGGGTTGAGTTTTAGAATATGTGGCGTCTTCCACATCTTCAAATTTAGGTGCATTTAATAGACCCATAGTAGTTCCTTTATTACCTAGATTACCTTATGTCGTTCTATTCCGACTGTCAACTTAGCAGAGTGCTAAGATTTTATTGTAGCAGACTTTTGCAAATCTGACACAATTATTTCTTGAATGCAGCGATGCGCTCACCTAGCACTTCGGTATATTTGTCCATGTAGCCTTTCTGCAACAGAAGCCGTGCCTGTTCATCTACACTTAATGCAGCAAACACAGGGCTAACCATTATGAACTCTGCCAAGGCGTCAATCTTTTTATCCAACTCTTCCTTCTCTATTACAACACGCACTTGATGTGGCTGTAGTGTCGAAGGCTTAGGGCATGGCCCACTGTAGCCGTGAAATTTAAACATAGACTCAAGCTCAGGCATTGGCTCTCCACATATCTCACAATTATGTACCATAGTCTCTCCTTAGTTACTTTAGTTGAAACGCATAAACACCATTCCGTTGCATAGCGTCGTAATCTAACAACAACGACTCCTGTCTCACCTGTGTTGTCCCCTGCTCACCCATTATGTATAGAGGACTATCCTTCATAGCCTGAACGAAACTAGCATCACCCATAAACAAGGGCAACACATTGATGTTACGGCAATGCAGCCTGTACTTGTTGTACGCAAGCCTACCAATGATGTTCAGCACAGCTTTACCGCCCATGTCCTTAACCTCAAAGTCAACATGGTTGTTGAGCCTACATGGGTGATCTGCTGCGAACCGTGACATATCAGACAACATTTCAAAGACCTTGATAAACTCTGGTACAGAATTCTTAACGATCTTATCCATTTCGGTATAGATATGTGGTATCAGTCCCAAGACCTTCTCTGCCAAACTATCTTCAGCCTTGGGTAGAAATAGAGCTACCACTTCAGCAAACTTAATTAGACCAAACTCAGTCACAGCATAGTTGAATATAGAACGCTCATTCATGTTCTGTTTAATGAACAAGGTGTTAGCGTCACAAGTTTCTAAGCTATCCTCTGGTTGGATACTAAGCGCCTTAGTTACCCTGTCCAGTATAGGTTGGAACTCAGCATTGAAACTCTCAATGGTTGTCTGGCTCACAATGCTAGCTGCTAAGTGCTGACCAATGATAGCAAGGCACTTTACATTGGCTTGAAACTTATCCCATGATGGTTTCGTCCGTCCTGCCAGTCGCCCATTCTGGCGTTTAAGGGTCACCAAAACAGTTCGGTGCAGAATGGCACCCTCTGTCTCCATCGCTTCGGCTAGGAAGGCTGTAGGCCCGGTCAGATCGACTTGGCTCAAGCCCTTGAAAGACGGTGTGGCGCGGTTGCCGCCGCCGCGAGAAACTGCATGACCGTTATAGCTTGAACGGAAGTAGCTACGCATATCTTCTAACTTTTGCTGGCTCATTGTATGAGGCTTGTACTCATCAATGATAACAGGAATAGAAGCACTACCTGACATGATAGAGGTAATAGCAAAGTTACTGGAACTAGCAGTTGTTACTACAGGTTTTTGGTTCAGATAGAACATATGCAACATGGACTCTAGCATACGACTCTTACCTGTACCTGCTGGCCCTGCCACATGAAGCAGTGGAAACTGGTTATGTTCCAGTCGGAACAGTTGGGTGTAGAAAGAAGCGGTAATCCACCCAATTATCTTAGCCAGTGATGGCGCTTCTTGACAACCCAACAAGCCTTCAAGCATAGACTGCATACGTTCTACGTTACCGGGGTCCAATGCTACAAACTTAGGCCATGACGGTGCATTAGCTAAGTCGGTCTTGAGTAGTGGCGCTGGTCCTGGGTCTGGAGCCAACTCTACCCGTAGCCCTAGATCATACAGATGCTTGGGAATACGGACTTCATTAGCATCTGCCCAAACTAAAAAAGGCTTACGAGCTTCCACTATATTAGACTGCGGCATACATAGTACATCAAGACCCTCTGAGGTTGTGGCATAGCTAGTAGCTGTACCTAGTTTAATCTCTTTAAGCATATGTGTGTAGATATAACGTGAGTGTATATCGCTCCCTGTGAATGAAACACCTCGGTCATTGATCGCCTTATGTAGTGCGCTATTGCTAGCGAATGAGTCACGTTCCAGCTTGATAGCAGATGACCGATTGCCTGTAACAATAGTGGCTTTGATAACTGCAATAGCCTCTGTCTCAGGGTCCAACAACGCTGACACGTTCTTGAAACACGCATCCATTATGTGACGGTCACCCTGCTCAGTAGCAGCATAGTAGTTATTGTTCTTGATAAAAATACCACTGGTATCTTCTGTAGTGAACTCTTCTTGGTCATCATCTTCGCTGAACTCATTGCGAGTCTCAAGCATAGACTGGATAGGTCCAATAGCATAGTCGTACCCTACACCATCCTCAAGATAGTTGTACATCCTGCGTAGCTCATGCTCACGCTTGCCAGCAGAGTTGTACCTATAGCCATCTCCTGTGTGGTTCTCAATAAGACCTTGACATTGTGCTATTAGTTCGTCTTCTGATAACTTCGCTTCTAGCGCATAGATACCAAGCTGAATGGCTATCTTGTTGAAACCTATACCTTCTTTGACATTCTCCCCCTTCATCAATTGCTTGATGATTGGTAGATGCCTACGCAAGGTAGCAGCATCTACAGGCTTAGTTCTGATCTTCTTCAAGGCCCGTAGCTTCTGTTCAATACCTGCATAGAGGATAGCGAACTGAGGCCTGAAGGTCGGAGTAGCCGTTATCAACGGTCGTGGAGTCTTGCACAACTCTGCGTAGCTCTCAGGTGTCAGTGCAGCTAGCTCTGCTGGTGTGATCTGAACCTTATAGTTGGAATTGTCTCTGACATTGTAATGTGTGCGAAACATGCGCCCCTTACGAGCACTGTATACGGCAAAGTCCAAGGTGGGTACTGCTAATTTAAATGCCAGTTCCTTGTAGATAGCTGGTAACTTATTAACTGCTGCTACCTTCTCCATGAATACTACTGGTGGCACCAGTATATGCAAGCCCTTCTTGCCAGACAGGAAGATTTCCATATCTGAGTCTTGCAGATCATACTTCTTCAACTTAACTACAAGTGACTTCGCGCCTTCTATAGACTCTTCTAGCTCTGTGGAGTCTAGGTCGAAGTATAACGGCCCCAAATACTTGGCCCCCTCTACCATTGGCTTTGGTGAGTCCTTAGCCAACAAGGTGTCGCAAGCTAGTACAGTTATGAACGTAGGCTTTAACTTGTCAAAGTCAATAGTATCGTGGCATGTTACCCAATCTTCTGTGCCACCAACTAGCTGGTAGCTTCTATAGAGAGTCATCTGCTTCTTTCTTATTAGCGTAGCTTACTGTTAGAAGAACCCCATTTTCGGTGAAAGTTACCGGACAACCCAAGAACCTGACGGTTTGAGATTACGGCTCGAAAATGGGGTTCATCTAACAGCAAGCAAACGCTTGCGGGGTTGTCGGAATGCGCCTTTCACAGCGGGTGTAATCTTACATCAGTTTCGACCATAAAAAACGTCCCGCAAAGATGTTTTTGTCTGCTCCACGGTGTCGGTCAGGTCGATGTTAGCTGCTAGGCGCTTGATGATACTGTCTTGGATAGTGCCTTGAGCATCTGCAAACCTCATGGTAGGAGGTACTGTCTGGCCTACCCTATCTATTCGTCCACAGCTTTGACTCATATACAAAGGAGATGTAGGTATCTCCAAGTGTAAAGATTCTGAGCAAACAAACTGAGGGTTTAGACCTGCGCCAGCACTCTGGTACTGAAACACGCCTATACGCACACTTGGATCGTTCATGAACTTGTCTACGTTCTTGGCACTATCTACTTCACTGTATGCTCCTACAGCACTATAGCCTAACTCCTTCAGATACTTTAGTACCGAACGGCTGGTCATAACGTATATAGTCCAAATGATTAGTTTACTCTTGGTAGGGTCCAAGCATTCTGTCTGCTCAATGGTCATGTCAATCAAGTCGTAGCAGGCACTGCGTTTTGTAGGGTCGCCAGCGAAGTGGCCCCAGTTGCATATGATCTGCTGAGCCGCATGGTAGAGCCGAGTAGCAGTGGTTGCGTCTATCTTACTACCATCATCCAGCAATAACAACTGTTCTTCCAACAACTTCTCATACAGCTTCATGTGCTCTGGGTCAAGCTCATAACTGGTGTCTGGGTATATAGGTGCCAACGAGTAACCATGCACCTCCTTTTTCGTCCTATGCACAGACTTGATTGCAAAGTTCTCAGCAAGCATTGGGAGGTTCTGGTAAGCCTTGATAGAGCCAAAGAAGTCTCGCTCAGCTACGTGCATTTGCTCAAAGTGAGCATAGCTTCTGTATATTTCAGGACTACGCAACTTGATGAATGTATAGCAGTCTGTGGGCTTACTGGTAGGTGTACCTGTTAGCATCTGCAGTCGGCGGTTCTTGCTGAACGTACCTACACATGTATATAGTTTTGACTTAACGTTCTTAATTGACTGTGCTTCGTCTACTATAAGTTCCACATGAAGACCTTGAAGCTCTGCAAATACACGCTCGAAATCTCTGCGGAAGATATCAGATGACATTAGTACCCAACGCTTATCAGCAAGAGTCATCTTCTTGCGAATAGGTGGGGTACCTTTGTACATCAGCACACGCTCACTGACACGCTCTAACCACCGTTTCCACCCTAGCAAGAGAATGGGAGGCATGATTACAACAGTGACCTGTGGCTCACTGATTAAAGATACGGCTGTGGATATGACAGTTTTGCCACACCCAACCTCATAGCGATTCAAACTCTTGTTCCATTGCAGGAAGGTCTCTACGTCTTGTACCTGCAAATCCTTAAGCGCGAATCCAGCCTTCTCTTCAAATCTGTAGGCTTCGTTAAAAGCTTTGTATGTCATAGTGGCTTTAGCCCTGCTTCCTCAAGCAGGCTCTCTAGGCTTTGCTGCAGAATCGAACTGACATATGGAATCTGATCCCGACTGAACAATGTCTGTATATGGTAGTTACCGATACTGATGTGCATTGTGAAGTGACCATCCACAGGTGGTTTGAGTACCCGTTCCAGAAAGTCCAACCTGTCTAGCATCACTACTAGCTCTGGTGCCGTACAGCCGCCATGATTGTTGAGTCTGTCGCGCAAATCTTTTGTGTTAGTCATACTGATCTCTCTTCAAGGTTTACACCGGCTTCAGCTACTGCAAGCAAAACAGTTCTTACAGCAGGAGGTAGACACTTGTTGTCTGTCTCTACCAACCTGTAAAAACCTCTAGGCCGCAGGAAACATAACCAATCTCCAATAGGCACATCATTTAATACATGGTGTGTATGGGCTTGGTAGTAGGTAAACCTGCCGATGATGCTAGTCTGCTCTGCCACAGTCTCACACTTACCGCCAACGTCTGCCCATGCAAGGTTGAAGGCTCCGTAGTTCTTGGGAGCTATCAACCCTATGCCTTTCGTCTTGCCTCCTTCCGCTGGCAGGACATACTCGGTAGGATGTTTTGGTGACCAGTGGTAGTTGGCCAGTCGATCACACATCTTTCTTATCTGTTGAATAGTAGCTTCTTCCATAACGATGGTCCTTCTTTATTTTCTCTAGTCGGGACAGTTTCTACTATCTCCGCTGGAGTCAGGTTGACTCCCAGTAAATCCAAGGTCTTTCGTTGCACCTCTAGCGACATTTCTGCACCCATCGTACCCCAATTGATGCAGTGCATTAAACGTAACGCACTATAGTCAGCTGTTCGCATGAGGCCGCTGATACCTAGCAGCTTGCCTACCTCATCGACAACACAGATATCGAAATGGTTACCTTGAAACATCTTCTTCAAAGAGATAATGATAGCTGCTTTCTGAAAGCCTGACAGGTCAGGCTCATCCATTAGTTCTGATGCGTTCATGCTATATCCTTCCAGCGATAAAAGCGACCATGCCGGGGAACGTCCTTCTCACCTATAGGCAGATGACGGAACGTACACATCTTTCCGATGTACTTGTCTTTATTAAGCAACACTTCCCGACGCTGATCGTGATTTAGCTTCCCGGCGCTAATGTTGAAGACCTTAGTACCCATTTGGATTACAAAGCCTCCTGCCATACCATTGCCTACAAGGTTTTCGGCATGGGTGCTACGGGCTGTACGCCCTAACTCATTGGTAAAAGTAGGGTTATTGTTAGTCATGGCTTCAAATACATCGACTACAATACCGTCTGAGTCCAGAAACGGTTTGAACTTCAACATATCCTGCGACTTTGCAGTGGCTCTGCCTTCTTTGTAGAGGGCAGAGCCATTCCGCAAAATGGCACCCTCATAGCCTAGCTCCAACTGGTCAGCGTAGAACCTATCAAGATCATCTTGACTGTTCAGGATAGTTTGTGGCAGCACCTTGATATAAGAGGGCAAGGTCATGCCTAATAAGCGGTTGTACCGATCTGAATATGGTAGTACCTTGTCCATCACATCGAAGGCGTAGAACATAATGTCAGTGATGTGGCGATCTTCTGTTCTGACCGCTGAGCTAGTTACATGGTATACATCATGTGCAGTGGGGTCACCGCAGATAAACTCACCATCAAGCCCTTGAGTAGCAGCCATCAGTTCTCGCAACCGGAAGTTGGGGATAGGTTTCAAGCTGCGTGTGACACATGTTCCATACTGCGTCACACCACGGATACCATCTAGCTTTGAACTAGCAAACTTGGGAAACGTGAGTGGATACTTTGCGTCTGGTTCAGATGCGAGGTTTGGTTTCATAGTTTTCCTTGGTTAGTGGTTGCTCGATGCCAGTCTGAATCTCTTGGAGCCTCTTTCTTCAATACGGATATTAGTTCGTCAATCTTTTTCTGAGCCTCGTTAACCTTGTTCATGCAATGTGTTTCACGGTTACGGGCCTCTGACGCAAGCTGCTTCGCATGTCTATGCTCGTCAGTAGCTACCGCGAATGCACAGATAGCTTCATCAAGAAGTTTGTTTAGGCTTTTCATTCTCAGTCCTTAGTTAACGATCACCGAAGGCTTGATGATCAAAGTCCATGTCCATAGCGAAGTCAAACTCTTCTTCATCATCAAACTCTTTGGTAGTGAAGTCCACAGCGTTACGCAGCTTGGAAGGGAGTGCCTTTACAGTCTCAGCTAACGTGGCTTTCCTAGGCTGTAGCTTCAGTCTATCTAGCTGCTTGTACTCGTCCCGGTCAACCTTGCAGATGATCCACTTGTACTCATAGGGAGCATTAGGATCAAGCCTAGGCGTCTTGTGCACCTGAGTGATAGTGACAATCTTTGTCTCACCTCGGGCATCTACCACCGCTTGGTCACCCACCTTGAAATCTTCGATGTGGGTCTTGTAGGTGTACTGTTTGCTAGAGCCGGGAAACCTAGCCATTACCGTCGTGTAGTCTATAGGTAACATAGTACTCTCCTTTAGTGATTAGGTAAGCTAACCTCTAGCTGAAGCTTGACAAGCCCTAACTTCACATTGATAGCCCACAGTTCAAAGAAGCCCATAGTAGTTAGGAAGCTAACATCATAACCCCACTTGTCGTAAGCAAACCATGCCACGAATACTAGCCATAGCATATTACTCCACTCAGCCTTTATGAGATCTAACATAATCTTACTCCTTTGCTAAATGCGCCGTAGGGTGCTGCACATAATCATCCCCATAGCGAGATGGAAGTGCTAGGAAGTCGTAAGCCCCACGGCGCGGGGTGCTTACTTTCAACTCATCGCCTTGATAACTACCTTCCGGTACAGTATACTCCTTTTTTGCCGCAATTGTCAAAGTCTTCGATCTGACATTCTGGCTGGCAAGGAAGTTGAGCATCACCCTGCCCTCGGAAGTTAGTGAGTACTTACTATCAAAGTAAGAAACATGGCCCTCGTGCTCTAGCACATCAAGGCACTCACGCTGGAACTCAGTGATACTTAGCATCCGTTTGAGAGGGTGCACCAAGGTATCCCATACCCTGTCTACGGTATAGTTGCCGATAGACAGGACTAATAGCACCTGTTGCTGAAGCCCACCGGGGAGGTATTCGTTACCTCGCAAATCTAGTTCTGACATATCAATCCTTTTTAGTTGTTGGTAGTGGTGCCCAACCTACCCAAAAGTCATCGTCAGGTTTCCCTGAGTAGTGACCATACTGAGCTACACCACCTCTGCCTTTTAGCTGTACCTTGACACCTCTAGGACAGGTAGCCATAGGTTGCCAGTGGTACTTAGTATCCACCGCTACAGTATCAGTGGAATCTAGTTTAAACTCCTGACTCATCATTACCCTTCCGTTGTTTTTCCAACACATTAAGTAGCCACTGCACTTGCTCAGCACTACCTCTTGTCTGGTTTTCAAAGTAGTCACATAAAATACGTAGCCGTTCTATCTCTTCACCAAGCATCTTATAACGCTTGGCCTCGACAGACTTGGCCTTGTACTCAGGCGTATCTATCAATTGGGTACATTCAAGCAAGGCCTGAATGTACCATTCTCTAGGTGTTAGTAGAGGGTTTAGATACACGCTTAGCATCTTTCTTCTCCTGCCGCAGCTTGTCTATGGCAAGATTGTGGGCCATGACCTGCAAGCTGTTAGCTATTCGGGGTGATTTCGGGGATGCCTGTCCCGGCGGCTCCAGCCTTGTCCCCATCACCGTCATTATCGTTGTCGCTAGTGTCGGCTGTGTCTTCATCTTCAAGCTCCGTCAGTTTGTTGATTAACTCATCTGCATAGTAGCTAGCCATTTCTGCTACTAGTGTGCCAGAGATAGGTGACTCCGAGAAACTGCCTCTGGTAATCAGGGCTTGCATAGCAAGGCTAGCGAAGTGCTGCCTGATAGTTATTCCCGTGTATACCTCACAGAAGCCGGGCGCAATCTTGGTTCCATTGTACCCTTCTATATCACGGTCAGTATGGTTATTCTCCAATGTAGATGGATGAATAGGAAAGTCACAGTGCATCTTTAACTCCTTTAGAAATGGTGGTCATCCTGAATGCTCCTAGATCAGTGACCTTCTTCAGCTTACGATTCTCAGCATCCTCAAGCACTTGATAGCCTCTAGCTAACTTTGTACTGAGGGTCTTCACTGGCATTGGTTGGGCCTTGAACTCAAGACCTGTAGCTTTCATAGCAGTATATAGAAGGTTGCTTAACAATCCTAGCTCTGTAATGTCTAGGTGAACGGCTTGTGTTTTCATGTTAGTCTGATGATGATGAACTGTCTGAACTGCTAGAGCTATCGGAGCTACTAGAACTACTATCACCCCATGAGCCACTGGCTCCGCCTCCACCGAAGTCACCTCCGCCACCACTACGGATAGGTTCAGGGCTAGGTGTATAGAGGCGATCTGGACCTGACTCTGGAAAGGCATAGCTACACACCGGGTCAGAGCTAGGTTCAACTCTTGTAGAAGACCTGAACTCACGGCGATCCACAGCACTATTAGCTTCCCGCTTCTCTAGGGGTACAGCGGGTGGCCTCTTGGGAGGGTAGCTAGGTTTGTAGTAGCCTGTAACGCTTTTACGCAAGCGTTCTACCTTGGCATTGGCTTCTTCAATAAGCTGAACACAGATAAGGCAGGGCGGTTGAGGCCCATTGAAGACAAGCCTTTGATAGGTATGTCCTGCACGACAGGTGTGGTTGTAGCCGAAGATCATTTCCAGAGTCTCCTAATGGTTAAAAGATTGTAGGCCATAGTGCCTAACATACACACTAGCATGACTATACTAATTAGACCTAAAACAAAAAGCCCTAGGATGCCTAGGTATATGTCAAACACTTCTTTAAGCGGGTTGTCGCTTCCAGTATAGGCAATCAGTAGCAATGCCGTGACAAGGCTAAAGATTAGGAGCCCTATTAACATGGCTGGCCTCCAAGGTGTTTTGCAGTTGTGCTTCTTTGCGGGTAGCTTTATCAGCATCTAACTGAATGTCAACAAAAGGGTTCTTAACCCCGAAGATTTCCTTGACCTTAGCCTCAGAGGGGATAAAAGGTTTCAAGGCGGCGAGGATAGTTGGATGGATGTGATCGTTGCTCATAGCTTTTTTCCTACAATAAAACTTAGAACAATAAACAGTACAGCGGCGACCATGCAAGCTGTACCCATATAAGACCTAAAGCGTGGTGTCAGATTGTGGGATAGGTACACAGCACCCAGGATGAGAAAGAGGTCTACGCTACTCATGGTGTTCCTTTCTGCACAAGCGTGCCGCAGCACTTCTGCTGGTCAATCTCGGTGTCTACCTGAAGGACCATTTGTTGTTTCATTTCCGCACCTTCTCTTTCGGTGGAGTCTTGAACCACCAGACGTAGCAGACATTGTTAACCTGCTCTTTGTTAGCCTGGATAAAATCCGTTACATCAAATGGGACTGGTTTGGGAGCGTGTTCAAGGCCTAGTCTGTAGCATAGCCAACCAGTTGAAGCTATTGCATACATAGCTAAGGCTAGCCAAGTGAAAGCATATCGCATCTCTATTCCTTTCAAGAGTGACAAAAAGGCCCTCCGAAGAGGGCCTTTTTAGACTAGCTACGCAATAGCTTAGGCAGCAGGAGCGTCTGCCACTTTCCACACGCCGACTGCATCAGTACCGTCAGCTTGCTTGAAGGTACGCACAGAGAATTTGGACTTGTCACCAGAGCGAGCACGGTAGGCAACCAGAGCCGAAGTGATACGGGACTGAGCCTTGGCGCGGTCAATCACTTCATTGTCGATGATGGCAGGGCCACCAACAGTCAGGGAGCCGAAGGGGTACTTGCTGGTAACAGCGCGAGTGGTCTTAGGGATAGCGATTTGAACGAGTTCGATAGACATGATAAATTTCCTTTTAGGATGGTTGGTGAGATTCAATTATAAGCACAGAAATACACGAAATACAAAAGTTTTCAGATTTATTTCTTCATAGTTGAGTCCTCCGTTGAAAATTGACCTTTCGTGGTCGTGTTGTTGCTCTGTGACAACAGCCGCTCATGTCGAGCGACCATATCAGAGTAGTAGGTAATCATCAAGGTAGCGTAAGAGGCGTTAGATTCTACCTCCATGAGCTTACACCGAGCTACAGCTAACTGTCGTTGTGCCACCATCAGGTGGTTGGGAGTGGTTAACTTATCCCATAGTTTTGTCAGCATATCTAGTTCCTCACGATACTGATTGGTTTACCTTCACCCTCTTGAATCAAGTGGATGAAGGTTTGGTTATCCACACTGGCAGAATACTCTAACCAGCCGGGTCGTTGGCAAGCGCGTAGGTCTATAGCTCTACGAGGTGGAGCTTGAACCATCACCTCCTTGGAGCCTACAGGTATGTGCTTGATAAGCTCTCCAAGTGCCATCATATCAAGACAGGGGCCGAAGACTTGTATCTTTAACATTTCTCAACCTCCAGCTTATCGTCAGGCTGTAGTGGGTAGTGGTTATACATAGTACCATCATACCTTCTAAAGGTTACAAGCACAGTTTCTTTCTTGAAAAAGTCTACTCCAGAGCTTACTGTATGCACCTCACACAGTTCAGGCATCGCATGAGCACCGTAACCCATATCACAGTTAAGCCGCATGCCGGACTTAAGCTCTTTAGCTTTTATTGTGGTTAACATGCTAGCCCCAACTCTGCACTCTTGATCTTAGCTTTCGGAGGCTCTATCTTCTGCAACCACGATTGAGCAAAGTCTGCTTCACCTGTCACTATATAGGTGCCAGCGTCAGTTAGCTGCTTGATAAACTCTCCTTTGCATCTCCAGATACGACCGTACTGGCTATGCTCCCCTTGGAGGGATATGACTGTAACAGTCAAGTCAAGGTTGGGGCTTTTGCGTTGCCCTAGCCCACCGACTACGATGCATAGATCACCTGCTTGTATTGGCTTCATTCTATCACCTCCGCATAGACAATCTTAATACACTTGAAACAGCAGCTAGCGTTCCAAGGTTCTGTTTCGTGAAAACGAGGACGTTCGTCTTCTTCGTCTTCCCATGTTAGCCATCCGATCTTCATCCTATAAACCCCGGTGCGTCAAGTAGGTTGAGCTTGCTGCTCTTGCTACTCAGGTTTTTGATAGCAGACTGGTACTTTTTATCGAACTCAGTCAGCGCCATTTCCTCGGCCTCTTCCAGATTGGAAGCTGTTACCTGTACTGTAGCGTAGCCTGTAAACTCTACGTCAAAACGATAACTGGCTGTGACCTTCGGCTTGAACTTCCGTTGGTTGCAGCAGTCGCAAGGCTTGTACTGGTAGCCGCAGTCTTTCTCAACTGGGCAAGTAGAACAGTGTCCATTCATTGTATCATCTCCGGTGATGGTAGCAAGCTGCTACCGTGTCTGATGTGTCGAACCAGGGCTTCAAGTGCTACTAACAAGTGCTGCTTTCCCGGTTCACCATTAGCCATCAAGTACTCAGGCAGTCCCTCAAGCTCTATGGGAACTGTCTTGTCTGTCAAGGGCCATATTACTGTATGCACTGGTGCCATCAGAAGTCCTTTGGAATAGAAGCATAGTACTCGGGGAAAGGCGTAAGGGCTATACGCTTAGCCACCTTGTAAGCAGCTAGGATATCCGCCACCTCTTCCCTGTACTCTTTCAAGGACTCCTTGGCCGCTGTTTGGTCTTCTCGTATGGCTTCCTCTGGGGTGCGGAAGTACATTCCACAACTCAGGTTAGACACAAAGCGTCTGCCATCTTTCTGGCGTCCTGATACTTGCTCTGTGGCAGCGTTGTAGCTTTCTACGGTACAGCGTTCTAGCTTTCCGCCCCAGAACGTGTAGACGTACTCAATCTCTGGCTTTGTAAACATAGCTTCTCTCCTTTATTAAAATGTGACAACTCTTTCCAGTCGCCACGATGGATACCGTGGACCACGCGGTATTTGCCAGAGGCTTTTGCTGCTTCATTAGCAGAAGCCTCTGTGTAGTGGTGGCTCATACGTCTGCCACCTTTCTGCGCCGTTACGAACGGCGCTTCTGTGTTAAACAGCTTGCTCATTGGGAGGTGTCAGCCTTAGAATCTCGAACGTAGTACCGTCCTTGACCGTGCTGATGTAGCTCTTATGCCCCCACAACCTACTGGCTGCACCGCAAACTGCACGTTGCAAAGCAATGGCATGGGCCTTGGTCGGACTCTTGTACTCCCAAGACTCACCGTTAGCTAACAGCGGCAGCACATCAAGGTAGCCGGTGTCCTTGAAGTCGTTGACCTTATGAAAGCCTGCCTTCTTCACTGGCTTCTGGTTAAGCTCTAGGCCATTGATGTGCATCACACCGTCTGCTGTTTGCATAGCAAACTTGCAGCCACCAGAAGTATGCTCTTTGCCTTTGTAGACAATAGCATACTCTGCACCGATTGTAGATAGCAGCAATGCTGCACGACGAAATGCCGATTCGCGAACGTCCATAAAATTCCCCTTAATGGTTAAAAAATGTAGCCGTAGCTACAGGTGGTGTGTTACTACGGTAACTGTGGAACCGTAGACAGAGCTTTTTCTACTGACCATCCTCTGCGTAGTCTACCGTGGAGTGTCCCTGGATTTAGACCTACCAGGTGTGCCCATTGCGATACTGTGCGCCGTTCTCCATTATGCTCAAGCCATACGTTGGCTGACGTATTATTTTGTTGCACATCACTGGTAGTCCATTGACAGTTATCAGGTCCGTAAGGTTGAGAATTGTCTATACGATCTAAGCTATGATCGACACTTGGTCTTGACCCTACAGCCTCATAAAATACAGAGAAGTCTTTCCAGCTTTCTGGTGGTGTACGATCTTTGTATAGGTGGTACCTCTTGTCTTTGGGGTTTGTACACCTAGCCCACATACTTTTCCAAACTTCGTACTCTGGTACACCAGTCATACCATGTTTCGTATGTACCTCCCTGACTCTCTCCTTTTGGAGACAACCACAGCTAGTTGTATTTCCGCTTGGTAGAGCGCTACCTCTCACTGTAATTGCATTTCCACAACTACATTGACAGATGTACTGTGTAGGTTGCCTTTTAGATGCTACCCTAGTCACGGCTGTAAGGCGTCCAAAGACCTTCCCGCTTAAATCCTTGGCATTTAAGCGTAAGGGCGTCGAGACTGTTGTAGAATTGGCGTTGTCCATTGCTGTTTGCTCCTGACGCAAAAGTGATAGAAAGTGGTCACGGAAACCTGCAAAGTTTCCGTGACTGCGCCAATTCTAGCACAACTTCTAAGCTCTAGCATCCAGAATCTCCACCATATCGGAGATAGCAGCATCCCACTCTGCTTGCAGCGCCTTGACCTTCTTGCTGACTGTCTTCACTGCATTCAAGGCGTCACGCTCGCCCTCTGCCTTCTTGATAGCGGCGATCAGTTGTTGGTCGGTCATCTCGGTCACGTTGTTGCCGTAGACGTAGGTGATTGTTTCGATGGCTTTCATGGTATTTTCCTTTTGAAGTGGTTGAATTGTGCACGTTTGCGGTGTGCTTCCCGATAGCTGTAAGAAGGCATAGGCCGATGCGTCGTCAACAGGGCCACTGTTCCAGCTTGAGGCATTGAAATCGCCGTTGTTAATAAGCATGTTACCTTTGTGAATAAGCACATTAGACCATGCCTTGACACTTGGTTCCTTCGCTTCCTTCTGCTCCTGCATCATAAACCAATCCCTAACTTTCTGAGCCTGCCATCCAAATGCTTCATGGATATGAAAGAGATCGGAGTAGGATTTGTACATAACATCTCCACCTAGCCGCTTCCAGGAGAGTATGGTAACCTTGTTGACAATAAGGTTGCCTAAGTTTTTCGACAAAGCTGCCTGCTGCTCATCATGATAGTTATCAACTACGACACTTAGTACAAGGTTCTTGAACCTGCTGAACTGCTTATTGCTTACAGCAGACTGAGCTAAAGAATCAGCTTCTACCTTTTTGCAAAGCCTGTAAAGCATCTCTGGCTCTGTTGCTGAGTCTACCTCTGAGACAGTAGCAGGACGTTTACCAAGTCTAAACAGTGTAGCCTCTTTTAGACCCCTCGCTGCTTCACCAAGCTGACTTAGCACTGCTAGATGACCAGTGCAGTTGCCCCCGCTTAAGTAATCCCACGTAGTAGCTACGACAGTCCTCAATGGAGTACCTACTTGCATATCATGCAAGGGTACACCTTGCAAAGTGTCGTAGACACCCTGCTTGAACTTTTCGTAGCCCATGTCTATAGGTAAGTGTGAGCATTGCTGCACACACTTAATCAGCAGATTAACCGCTGCTTTGGTTATCATCTAACTTCTCCTTCTGTATAAAGTCGCGGTTCTTGAGCCTGACAGACCCAATTACCACGTTACCGTCACCATAGATGATCTTCCAAACACGCTTAGGTGTTGTCTTATACCCTTGTGCGGCACAACCTAGTAGTGTTCGGAGGGTCACCCCTATATCTGGCACCTTCAAGGTGGCATTCACTGTGTCGATGATTACTGACATATTACATTCCAAGCAGGTACTGGAGGCGGGTGACTTTAGCACGCTCTGCGTCTAGGTCACACAGCAGCCGAACGATACCGTTCGTCATGTCTGCATCACCACCACAGTAATCGTCTATGTCTTCCCGCGACATGGTTTCGAAGTCGAAGTCCAAGGTTGGTTCTTCTGGTTCGATAAATAGGGAGGGCTTACCAGAAGTTGTACCAGTGTTCTTGGTCTCTTGCCCCTTCCCAAAAGAATAGTCTCTCATACCTTTCCACGACTCTGACTGTTTGTAGGCCACCTCTGCCACCGGCACACGTTCTGGCTTCAGCGCTGCCCAGTCGAGTTTGATAGCAGCCTGTGTAAGCAGGTTCAGGTGGTTCCAATCTTGGTACTCGCTGGAACTATGCTGCATAGCGTAGCCAACACCGATGTTGATGCATTCAGGGATGATGGAGTTGTACACCTTGCTATCTGTGAACACACCCTTGGTGGATATCTCATACTTGAGGCCCAGATCGGTCAAGGCTTTTGCCAGTGCCTTGCCGTAGCCGACTGAGGCACAGGGCGTACCACCTTGGGTGATGATGACTTCATCACTGTTAGGCCGGTCAAAGGCGATACAGGCACTGAATTGCTTCAACCACTCTGGATGCTTGGCTTTCATAGCATTGGCAGAAATGCCGCCACGTTCTTCGCCACGGTGGAAGATGTAGGTGCCACCTACCTTGGCCTCTATCATCTTGAGCATGATGTAGATACCGGCACCGTCATCTGCACCCAGACACCCTGACTTCTTGTCTGCAAGGAAGATGTGCTGGAAAGCTTCGTCGAAGAACACACTCTGCAGTGACCCGTCAGACTCATGGGTAGAGTGCATAGTGTCAACGTGACAGGAGAACAGAGTCTTGAAGCCTGATCCGATTTGCACAGTGACAGCACCTTCTGCCATAGCCACAGGCTTGTGGCCTAGCTTTTCAAGGTGTTCGTGCAACCACTTGACAAAGTTCAGTTCTCCGGTGGAGTTGTGTGCACGTTTAGTACACAGGATGGCGGCAATCAGTGGGTCCATTACGGTTACCTCAGTTGGTGGTGGGGGTTTGGGTACTGGCTTAGACAGACCTATCTTAGCCACTTTGGTAGGTTCAACGAGAAGGCTACCTTGAAGAGCTTTGACTTCTTCAGGTGTGAGTGTTGCTAGTGTCATGGTAACTCCTTAAGCGTAGGTGCTGGTATTGTCGCTAAGGGCAGAGAGAACAGTAGCGGCAGGAAGTATGGCGCTGTACATACTTCCCGTACCCACTATCGTAGTTGCAGTCCTTAGCCACTCGGCTGTGCTAGTCCCTCCAGTTGGCAGGGACACGGTAGCACCTGTGACAGGCTCTGGCTCGACACAGGTATTCATGGACACATCATGCTGTCCATTGTAGTCAATGGCTTCTGCTTCTGCCAAGAAGGTGCTGTAGTACCTGTTCAGTTGCTTCAACGTCTTCATAGCTGTGCTATCGCTCAAACCGCTAGACTCAAGGTAGCTGATAGACAGTGCATACATCTCGGGCCATGCTGGAAGTCCCCTCCAGTTGTACTCATACAACGCTTTACCTTTGTAAATTATGTAGTCAGATACATAACCCTTGAGGGTACTTATCACGATCTCATACACACTGTAGCCCTCCCTGACTCTGTCCTCAATGTGTGCAACCAAGTACGGATAGGAGTTGTCATCTCCCGGATGGAAACTCTCTGATCTCAGATGCCAGAAGTAGGTACCAAAGAGTCGAGTACGCTCAACATTGCGCTTGAACTCCCATGTACCGTCGTAGAGGTGGCGAATATCGTGCACCCCTTCCACAACCTTTCGGCCTGTGGAAGTCTTCTCCACCTTGGTAAGTGTGTCAGCATAAAGTACCACACCCTTGCTGATAGAGTGAATTTTCGTCCAGCCCTTGTCAACCTCTTGCTGGTGCACCCACCCAAGCTGACCGGCAACCACAGCCTGTACAGCATCTGCACCTTTTATCAGGTACTCGCCAGACTGCTTATAACCATCTGAAGCTTCAACCTCCCAACTCATGGCTGGAAGTATCCAATCCTGCTCGTCTGGGTAGTGTCGTGCATCCAGCTTCCTGAAACCTGCCCACTTGCGTTGGTCCTCTGTGTCTGGGAACGTGCGTCCACCGTGGTAGAACGTAACAATGTCAGCCGTTGTCCTATACAGGTTGGGATAGCCGCCCTGCCCATTCCGAATGTGTATGTCGATACCTGCATCGTACACCTCTTCACAGACCATGACCTTCTTGGTATAGTCATCCTTGAGGTAGAACGGATGCAACTTGTCAACCAAGCAGTTGACCATCTTGCCTGACACAGCGCAAGCCTTGTGGAATTGACTTGTAGTTACATCAATAAAATTGTAATAACCACCAGTAGAGGTGCAGACACGTATAGCTTCTGACCCACAGGCTGAACGTATGCCTTCTATCCTGTCTGGATAGACGCTCATCAACTTACCGTCAAGTAGTACCACGCTGCTGCGTGAGGGGCTGCCCACAGTACCTTCACCGTCAAGGTAGGGCATCACATAGCCCTTACTGTAGCCCAGCTTGATCTTCTTGAACTCGGCCCCATGCCAACAACCCGGCTTAAAGTCTGCACGTCTGAGCCGCTTCTCCAGCTTCTGGTCACCGTAGATGCGAATGTAACGCTTATCAGTCTCAGAGGGCATGTAGACCATACTGCGTCCGGTAATGGCCCCAGATGCACTGCGTACGATAGCTATGCCTATGTTAGGCATGTCATAGACCTCTGTAGGATGGTGGCCTTCTACGTTGAAGGCGTGAGTGTCTTTGGTCATGCATGAACCTACACCCGAGCTTAGCTCGTTGTAGACCTTAGCAATGTCTGCACCGTACAACAGTTCCACCTCACCTGTGACTTCACCTAGGTGGTCGGCAACTAGCTGGCCTACCTCTTCGTCCTTGTAGTGAGGATAGTACTTGGCAATGAATTTACCAAGAGTAGTCTTCAACTGCCTGTCGGCTTCACCTGAAGCCTTGTCAGGTGTGTAAGCAATGTAGTTGGGGTCTTCCTTGCTAACGTGCAAGGCAAACTGCGGCAGCTTCTTGTTGAAGTTAGTGATTACTTCTGAAGGTGGTGGATAGATGCCCTTCTCTATACGCAACCACTCACGGCGCAACCACCAAGGGATGTAGTAGTCTGTCCCGGCAGCGTTGAGAATCTTCTGATTAACCCTACCGAATGGGGCTAACTGTGCCTCACTGGTGATCTTGTCTTCAAGACTTGCCATGTTCTTTCTCCTTGTAAAAAGCGATAGCTTCAATAGCTATCTGTTCAAGGTCGTGCTTAGCGTGCTGCTCTTCCACAACCTTTGCGGTAACACGTTTTGGTTGTGTCCACTCAAGCCTCTTGCTGAAGTCCTCATACATAGCGTGAGTCTCCCAGATACCGTCGATCTTACACACGGTAGCCTGTGTGACTAGCATACCGTTGTAGTTCTTAGCTGTACGCAGATTGAGGCGACGTTTGTCACCTAACTCTTTTGAACTGGTAGTTTGCCAGTTGCCTCGGCTGTCTTTTGAGGTAAACATGTTATACCTCCAGCCCTTTAAGGACCAGCGTGCGCCCTATGACTACCAACCACAGCCCATAGAAGACAGTGGCATAGCTAAGATGCGCCTCTACTGGCGCGATCTGGTTGTAAGGAAACCAGATCAATACAGCAATCGCTGCAGTAAGTGCTACAAATCTGCACATTGCTTCAAGTAGCTTTAATAGTGTGTTATACATGGTTCACTCCTTTGGAAAATTCGGACATGGGAATTCCCATGTCCGGTTTAAGCCCGATACGGGAATCCCGTATCGGATGAAGGCTCTTACTTCTTAGCAGCCTTCTTTGCCACTGTCTTCGTAGCAGGTTTTACAACCTGTTTAGCAATGGCCTTAAGAGGCTTTGTAGGTGCCTTTGCAGCCACTTTAGCTTTGGCTGGTGCCTTGGCCTTGACCGACGCTTTTGGCGCGGCCTTGGCTGTTTTTGTAGCCACCTTTGTGGCTTTTGCGGGGGCTTTCACCACCTTAGTAGCCGCTTTCGTGGCCTTTACAGGCGCCTTCTTCGGGGCAGCTTTCTTGGCAGCAGGCTTTGCCTTTGGCGCAGCTTTGGCCTTCGGAGCAGCCACAGTCTCGACAGGTGTAGCCACAACAGGTGCCGGGCGACCGTCATCCAAGGGCAACTTCGTACGCTTGTCACGGATGACGCAGTACAGAGGGTTGTCAGGGTTCTCGATGAAGAACACCAACTTCTTGCCGCGAGTCGATGGGTTCGCTGCATGGATAGCGGCGAAGATACGGCGCTTTTCAGATTTCCGAGCATAGCGATCCATGCCACGGGTTTTCAAGAGGGCTTCGGCTTGTTGGGTTGTGATAGTCATTTGCATGATACGTTTTCCTATTAAAAAGGATGGAGTCAAATTACCTAGAGGCGTCTAGGCAGCGTTCGCTAGAGTCAACTAGCAGAAGGGTTGAGGCACTAGCCCCGCACTGGTAGCGGGGTTTCTAGTATGCGTTCAGGGCTCTAAGTAACTCAGACTCAAGAGCCTCTACAGTGTCAGGTTGTAATTTCATGGTTACTCCTTAATTAGGTTGCGGCCCACCGTCACTAGGTGCCTAGCCTTATCGAAGCACAGCTTGTAAGAAGGGCCTTGGTAGTCGTGGGCCGCAAACATAAGGTTGCAGTCTGCAATACTAGGTGCCCTAGAGTAAACAATTCTCATATGAGGCCTTGGCAAATGCAGACTGCAAACCGTTAGGTGTTGACCACTACGACAGTCTTACCTGCCAGCGGGTTAGACATAGCGGCGTAGGCTTCAAGTGCAGCCTTGCACTCGTCGGGAGTGAGAGGGCGAATCTCAATATCGCCTTTGTGGTTGGGATCATAACTATTGTCCCACAGATGTGGGTGATCTGTTGTCTGAGCCTTGAGGTAAGGCATCACAGAATCCATCACCCTTGGAATCATGTGAGTCATAATGCCACCCTCACCGATCAACCATTCAAGGTCTTCGTAAACGTGGCCGATATTGGTGTGAAGGCGACCTGTTGTAAGGTTGCGTAGACGTTGGATACCCATGTTGTTACTCCTATAAAAAGTGGTTATGCTTTCAGCAAGTGGCCCCTATCAGCTAGAGGCCACTAACCGAAAGTTATAATTTCTTGGCGGGAAGGCAGTACCCCCCCGAAGCACTGCCACCCATAGGGCATATGCCCCAGTCAATCTGGCGCACCATACGGCGCCTGATGTCGGCTTCTACACTACTTACCTCTTGTGCTTCGGGACACGCAAAGCTGAGTAACAAGCCGACCATTATGTAGAGTGTTGGCATAGTTAACTGTGAGTGTAGCCGTCAGGCTCAACACCCAAGATCATGCCGCAATAGGGGACCATAGCGCACCCAGGTCCGGGCTGCACAAGGCGGCGAAATGTTCGATAAGAGATTTTGCGCTCAGTACGATTCCAGATACGGTGTACTGCTTCGCGCTGAAGGCGTGTGAGGACTAACATAAAAATGCTCCTATAAAAATACAGCATGACGCTGTGGTTGAAATAACTAACTGGTGGGACTAATAGGATTTGAACCTATGACCAATAAATTATGAGTTTACTGCTCTAAACCTGCCTGAGCTATAGTCCCACTAGGTAGTGATTTCCAGTGCTTCATCACCGTATTACGGGTTATACCCAAATCTGCAGCTATAGAGTAGGATGTACCACCTGCGGCTCTTAGCCGCAAAATAGCTTCTACGTCTGCTTTCACTGTGCCTGTAAGAACCGGGCTCAAACCTTGAGTCGAGCATACCGTGTATCCAGTTACGGAACATGGCACACTCTTCTTCTGTGATCTCTCGTCTCTCAAGTGCCCCATAAGCTAGGCCACAGAAGTATCTGCTAGGGCTCTCTCTGCCTGTGTGCAAAATCTGCAGGCACACTTGTGCCCGGCGAACCTGCTCGCTAATCTGAGACATTGGTCTCTCCTTTAAAAATAATTTGCCAACCACCCGCTTAAGACTCTCGCAAACTCTGATGCTGATACCCGTCCTGATCTAGATACATTAGTATCATATTTGATACGGCTGTATAGATACTCGTCCTCGATCCTGATACACGTTTGTAGTACGGTGTGTAACTGCTGCGATGGTTGGCGAAACTGGTTAGGACTTGTCATATGCTGCAAGGACTAGGCCCACAGCAGCAGCTATACCAAGTGCTGGAAGCCTTCGGCGCGGTCTCGGTGTGCGGTTAAGGCCTTGTGCCTCTCGCTTAATCTGCGCCTCTTGGTAGAGTAGCTCCCTCTCGATTTGGCGCTTTCGGAAGACCTCAGCCTTTATAGCTGCTTCCTGTTCGTTGCGTTCAAGGGCTTCAGCTATGCGCTGCTCCTTTGTGCCTCTTTGCTTAGCTTGTCCCATGTGTACCTCCTATGGGTGGTTACCGTTGAACCAAGGTCTGTACTGACCTTGTAGAAACGTGCCTAATACCTCGTACTGTTCGGCAGGGTATGGAGGGTAGTCTTTACCACACACTGACATAACCTCTGCGATAGCAAGGGTACCTGCATCCTTGAAGGATGTAGCTGATATGTTCTTGGCTATGTACTGCAAGTCCTGTAGGCTGTTGTAGCCCTCCACCTGACTTATCAGATTGACAGGACGCATGACGATAACATCAAACTTAGGCATTTTCGAGTATCTCCTTTAGTTCTTTCAAATGAGACTCCACCGAAGCTATCTTGCCTTTAAGCTGAGCAAGTCGTGTCTCACGCTCATAACTTTTCTCTTTACGCTTGGTGGTAATTATCCACGTTACATGAAGATCATACACACCCTTAGGTGCAGTCTTGAGTATCTCATCACAAATCTCTTCAGCAGATTCAGAACTGCGCCGATAACACGCTTCATCAGTGATGATATGGAAGGGTTTCTTAACCTTCTTAGGCTTTACAGGCTCAGGGTTGTAACCGTGTGGGTTACGGGTGTAACCATCAAACGCTCCCATTTCCATCCTCCCACAGTACACGCACATTGTTGCACCAAGGGCTTTCCTCATAGCGCATACGATACTCATGTGGATACACGATAGCGTGCTGCTCCTGCCCCTCAGGTGTTGTGTAGATGACAACCTTAGCGGCTTTTGGATCGTCATAGTAGTGACCATCGGCGGCGATAATCTCTTTGGCTGTCTGTGCTGTTATTGATCCCATGTTAGCTCTCCTTAGTAAACCAGTAAGTCATACGGTGTGCAGTGGTCATCCCGCAACTCCAAGTAGTTGAGCTGGTGGCAGATAAACAACCGATGACGGTTATCCATATAGGCATCACAAGGTGTGAGCCATTGTGATTGAGTCACACTCTCAGCAACTGAGACTATGTGATTGCGTGCAGACTTTGAGTCCTCACACCCAAGGTAGTAGAAGAAAAGGTCTTCGATACCCATGTTAACGCTCCATCAAGGTTAGCTTGTAGAACCTGCATACGCTTATATCTACATCAGCATAGGCGATTGTGTAGTCCTCGCCAGTGTTCTCGTTGGAGCAGGTAAAGTCTTCTCCAAGGCAATACTGCATACGTAACCATATGTCATCACCGCCTACATAGAAGCAAGCATCTTTAGCTAGACGCTTTACCGCCTCTTCCGAAGTCTCAAGCTTTGGTGGAGTGAGTGGAAACTTGTGGTGATCACCTGCACCCTGATAGTGGGTAAAGCCCTGATTGACTGCCCATACAAGGGCGGCTTGTTTGACGGAGGGTACTTCAGAGGCATGGCACTGGTACTCTTTCAGGCTCTTGCCTCTGTAGCACAGAGACACATAGTTACCCTTCGCCTGACCCCATAACGTACCCCATGCGAGAATGACGGTCTTCATACCCGATTCTCGATCTCTGTAATGCACTCTTGTGCAGCAGCTTTCCACGCTGCATGGGTAATAACCCCGTCCGTCCAAGGTTCGGACTCGACTATCTGCTTTGAATACTGCGAGATAGCCTCAATGATGAATGCCTGTTTGAGGGCACCCACTTGACTGTACTCCATCATGTGAGTAACTAGTTGCACATTGGTTTGTGGTTTCTTAGCCATTGAAAAATACTCCTTTAAAAACTAACACCAGCCTTCTTCAGCGTAAAACTTACGCCGAAACAGAATGAACCAAGTGAAGGGGACTGGTGTGAACCCTTGCTTCTGCGCTCTCTCCAGATGATCCCAATAATCCTGTCTGAGTCTCATTACCAAACTCCTGTTTAAGCTTCTCATATAGCTTGCGCCTTTCTTTTAGGTCAAAGGCCTCACGCTTCATACGATATGCCATTTCTAGGCCCGTTTCAAGGCGGGGATAGCTGACTGTGCCTTCTATATCGGTGTCCTCAAACCGATGAACGACACGAAACGTAACCATAGGTATAACCTTAGGTGGGCACTCTGCCTGAATACCTCGTAGCTGGTCTATAAAATCAGCTAGAGGTGTATCTCCGAAGGTGGGAGGGTCGAAGTATATTTCTTCGACTGTCATTTGTGGTGTCATTAAAAGTCCTCCGGTACAATAAAGCCAGCACCACGTACAAGGGCTATAGCTTCCTTTGGTAGGTCGTACAGCCCATCGTAGTCTACAAGGGTATTGCCCTCAAAGATGAGGCCTATTTGATAGACCTCATCGAGTGATGGTATATGCCACTCTATACAGTAGTGCACATCAGAGGCCGGGAAAGGCCAGCTTGTGCTTGTCTCACGATACAAGGTCATCGTCGATTGATGAGTGCCGATAGGCCGAAGTTCGTGCGAGTTGTCCACCAATGGCGCTGTGAAGGTGGATTCACCTATTTTGGTTAGCACGACTCTGCCTCTGCGACTAGCATCAGAAACGTCAGCATCTGTGTTCTAGACTCACCATCCGGGAAAAGAGGTAGGCTATCAACTACAGATAGGTACTTGTACGCTGAACTGAAGTCAAGGTATGAATCGTAGCCGTGGACCTTCCGTTCGATATGCTCCACTAGGTCATCGAACTCGCTATCCGTCAGTACACGCTCATAAGGTACGTACACCTTAGGGGGCTCAGGAGGCTCAGGTAGATCAAGCGTGTCTAGCCCTTTCAGGTAGGTGTTGTAGTAGGTGTTGTAGTAAGCTACCGCAATGATGGTAGCTATTACACAGACGATGAAAATCGCCAAGGGCAAGGGATAAACGGGCATTTCAGACTCCTTTGAAGGGTTAGGGTAGGGTAGGCTCAGTCGGGTCGATTGGAGGTGTCCAGCCCTCGTTGTGAAGGTCTGGGAAGTCTTCTGGGTTCAAGGGCTTCGCTACGAATGGTTTTGAGGCCGGGGGAGCATAGGAAGCGGGTGCAGGGCCATTGCGAAGCCACGTGTTGTGGTCTCGCCAGTAGAGGTAGGCATACAGTTGACCACCTTCACGCCATTTTGTGCCTGAGCCTTTAGAGCAGGGGCTATAGGCGGTTTCTGTGGGGCTAAAGACGTGTTCGTCAAAGTAGGCGACTGCTTTAGTCGTCTGGTCATCAGACAGGTCGCCTATATCACAGTAGAAATCGAGCCATTGTGCTGGCACTTTCAAGGCGTAATGCCAGCCTGAGTCGGGTTCTGGGACTTTGTCCTCTTGTGCTGGCGCTGGTGTGAAGGGTAAGGCCAAGTCTGCCAGATAGAACTTGAATAGGCGACAGTCAGGTGGCACATCGTCTGTAGACTTCAAGACGAGAATCCTATCTTCATAGACAGCTAGGCGCGGTAGATGCACAAAGAGTTCTTGCGCTAGCTTTGTGTCCTTGGTGCCACACAGAGGGCACTTTACAGCATTGGCTCGTAGGGCTGTATTCCAGCATTCTCGCTGGGTACCGCAAGCATTACACTTGACGGTGATAAGTCGATTCTTGCCCTTGTACTTAGCAGGCAAGTCAGTGACAGTAAAGCCATTGAGGCTTGTCCCCGGAGGGATGGTAGTTTTGCGCCCTTTCATGGGATTCCTTTCCTTACGGATAAAAAGACTTTATTATATACTGGGTTGAGGGGGGTAGGGGTCTCGTAGGAGAAAATTTCATTCAAGGCGAAGGCCTCTGAAAACAAAATAGCCCACACGTAGCTCAAATTTTTATATGTATATCTGATTAAGGACATATATATAAGTAATAGGGTCAAATCTAGTAGTTTCGGCCTACATTTAGACGCACTCGGAACCCTCTTGGATCGACTTTGCTAACGCTGTAGCTGTATACGCGACAGCCACAGCAGTCGTGGTCGTGTGTGCAGTGAGAAGAGAATTTTTCTCTCAGTGCGTCATAGACTGCGCTGATAGGTGTGTTTCTTGGTGTGCTGACCTTGAAAGTCATCTTGCACACCTCATCAAAGCCATACAGCGTAGTTACTTTTGGGTTCAAAAATTTCAGCATAATTTTCTCCTTGAAGATGCGCTTAAGCAAGAGGTTTTAAGGCCTCTTGCTTAAGGGTTATACTTCCCAAGGCTTGATCTGCATAGACCGCCAAGGTGTACGTGGGGCCTTGTATCCGCTATCGTTATTGACGATGTTGTTCAGGATTTTGGTGGCCTTGATTAACTGGCGCTCGTAGTGCTTCTTGAGAGCAGGTTGGCCCTCTTTGTTGAAAAGCTTTTGCAGGTCTTTGACCTGTGCCTGTGCCTCTTGGCGGCTGATGCAGATAGTCATTTGCAAAGCTCCTTGCGACGGGCTGCAATAGCTGCTTGCATGGATGCCTTTGGGTCAATGGCGCGAGGTAGTGTAGGCTTTACCATGCCACTCTTGATAAGGTTGTTGAGGACTGCACGATCATTCTTGTTTACGTTTGCCATTTTTTAGCTCCTATTAAACTTTCTGTGTACCGATTTCGTCGCAAATGTCTTTTGCCTCTTTGAGGCGTAGCCCATGCTGTTCTTTGAGGAACTTGATTGCCGTGACCTTGAGAGGCACTGGCTGGCGGTAGAGGCTGTTAATGATGCTCCACTCTGCCTCTGTAATCTGCAAATACGCTTTTGCGCTCCAGCTTACGCTGTAGGTGTATGGATGGTCAGGCATAGCTACCATTGCCAGCACTACCTCTTTGGCCTCCCAAGGTGTCAGGTCGTGCTGGCTCAGGATCAAATCTCTTGCCAGTTCTGGGTTGTCCTCGCAGAGGGCTTTGGCAATGTTGTAGGTCAGGCTTGACAGCCTAATTTCTCCGAGACTCTTCTCATATATGAACGTACGCATGGATAACCTTTCAAAGCAAACAGCCCACGGGATTGTGGGCTGTTAGGTTTGAAACCTAGGTGTTTAGATCTAGGTCTTTATTTTTAGAAAATCGCTGGAAATTTTCAGGAGTTAACCTGTCCCCAATTATTTTCTGAACCAGAACCGCACGAAGTCGGTCCAGATGTTGCGCTTCTCTTCGTATGGGTAGCCGTAGTCGTTGTACTTGACCATGTTAGAAGTCCTCGCTTGTAGCCAATAACCCGATAACAATGGACAGAACTATGCCTATACAAGCCATAGTGATTTGTGGGACTGTAGTAGCCAGCACAAGAAGCTGGATAAGACACACGCCAAGGCCCATTAAAGCGCCTAGCATTGCGAAGAACCTTGCTACTGCTTTCATTTCATGCCTGCCATTCTCAGCCACTTGGCTGCTGCATCATTTCCGCATATACCGTCATAAACCATGTTCTGATCTATGCCTGCCTGTGTAATGGTCAGACCATCTACCTCAAGCTCGTCATCCACATCATCAAAGTCCACACCTTCACAGGTGTTGATGTTGTGCAGGTGCTGAAGCTCTGCGAGGATTGCTGTGGGCAGCAACTCTGCTTGATAAGCCAAAGGTTCTGCTGTGTTCTTGAACGACAGCTTACGCTCATGGGGAATGTGAACTACTGGCACAATATACCTTTCAAAAATGCCTGTTGGAAGCAGTCAGGCTCTGCCTATGTGTGATGTGATGGTCGGCGCGTTGGGTTTCCGGTGTAACCTTAGCCTTGATTTCCGGTGCGATCTTGATCTTACATATAACCGTCCACTTTGTTATATGCGCTATAGGAGGTTGTTAGTCCTATAGGACAGGCTCTGAGGCCTGTGCTATAAGTTCTAGTAGTGCCCGTCACGCATGACTAGAGGGTCAAGGCTGTACACGAAACCGTTAGGGCTTGAACTACCTACAGAACTGCCTGCAGGAAGGAAGCAAGTGGCGTCTATGCTTGCGTGATTCTCTTGGAGAAAATCAAATCTAAGACTATTCTTCACATTGACTGTGCCTGTATGTGAACCGGGCACAGTGATTAACGTCTTGCCATTTGTGAGTAGTTTCATGCTGCACCTCGCGCCATGTAGGTGACGACAGCTTTTGCGTCCATTGCAAAGGCGCAGAATTGCGCCCATGTGAGAGGCTTGAAGCCTTCGATGCTGGCATTGACACAATGCCTTGCGAATAAGTATTCCACGATATACCTTTCAAAATCTAGGGGTCTGCCTAGTCAGTCTGTGTGAGTACACAAAGGACAGGCTCTAGGCCTGTGCTTTAGATACTACAAGGAAGGGTCTGCAAGCCTTTCCAAGCGTCCCCACAAAGGACAGGCTCTAGGCCTGTGCTTTAGATACTACAAGGAAGGGCCTGCAAGCCTCTCCAAGCGTCCCCACTTGAATACTACGTGCTGCACCTCTCGCCCTTCCTTGAGGGCCTCAGAGACAGCTTTAAGCCCTTGCATATAAGCTGCATTCAGGGCCTGTTCAGTCAGGCTCAGGCTTGGAATCTGACGCTCCAAGAACGTGCACTGATAAGCCATACTAGACTGCACGTATCTCTACGATACCGTTCCGCAAGTCTCTGTCTGTGACCACATATTTGTGATCTTTGAGCAGCGTTCTTACTGCTTGCTCATTCTCAGGCAGCATACTCAGATGAACCCGGACATTTCTGACAAAGTTAATATCAGTGCACAGAGTTGTTAAGAGAATATTTAGAGTGTGCATATGTTCACCTTAACAGATATACACGTTCAACTTACCCGGATTCTCCCACTCGCAGAATAAGCCCTTGCTTGTCAAGGTATCGTCGATCTTGGGGCTTACACCAAAGATTCCCCAAGATTGGCAGTAGTACTCTGCCCATGTCTCTTGGTCGTTTTCTTCAGCACTGATGCTGAAGTTTCCATAAGCTGTGTTGTTGTCATTGACAAACACCGGGCAACCCATTTTTTTCAGCGCATTAAACGCTGCTACATATACCTTCTTCATACAATACCTTTCAAGTTAAACTACTACCACAAAGTAAAGCCCTGACTAGCAGGGCTTCTGGCTTTGTGGCCTGAACTAGGTTCAAGCCAACTCGGTCTGTCTATCTATCCGTTAGCTGCGCTGACCATTGAAGCGCGTTTAGTCGGTTCACTTTGCCACGCCAACCATTGAGGCGTACTTACTACAACCAGTGCAGTAGAAGGGACTCACAGCGAATCCCCTAATGACTTCCATCAAGCTGTCATTAAACTTGTCTCTTACTCTACCCAGAGACTTGATTTATCCGTTACACGCCACGGATAACACGGCGTTACATACTTGTCAGGTATGGTTTATCGTATGGTTAACGTATCTCCCATTTAGACTATGCGAGACTGTCTGAATCTATAAAGTAAGCGGTTAAGCAAACTATTTTAGAGACAGGTTATCCCCTAGCGGTCGTCAATACGTCCCATTGTGATAAACAACATCATTGATTACTTATCTAGTACGGGACTTGGGAGAACTGCCACTGTCAACCCAAGGATCATAAATAATCGCTGATTTCTACTATTCTTTAGACTGAGTTTGTCCCTATACCCTATATTGTAGGGTTCTAGAGCCTGACTGCCAGAGCCTGACTGCCAGAGCCTGACTGCCAGAGCCTGACTGCCAGAGCCTGACTGCCAGAGCCTGACTGCCAGAGCCTGACTGCCAGAGCCAAAATCAATCACCAAACCTGACCTACGTTTAGACCAAAGCAAAGCCAAAGCAGAAGCAAAGACTAAGCAAAGATCAAACCCTGCCGGGAAATGCTGTAATCAGCATTATTGAAAGCATACAGTCTAATCCTGACTAAGCAGGATTAGGGTTTATGCTTTAAGCTGTGACAGACTCCAAAGTGACTAACAAAGCTTTGGCGGCTTCGGCGGCTTCGCCCATTCCGCTTGCGTCAATTTGCAACATTTTGATTTTGTGGGCGGCTTCGGCTTTGGCTTCGGCTTCGGCTTTGGCTTCGGCTTTGGCTTTGGCTTTGGCTTCGGCTTTGGCTTTGGCTTTGGCTTCGGTTATAGCCGCTTGGATACTGTCCAGTTGGGCAGTATCCAGCATTCCGGCCTCGATCAAGTCATTGAAAGCCGCAACAAACTCCAAAGCTGTAAACGGGCGTACAGTATTGCGGGGAACCAGATCGAGCCGCAATACTTCGGCTTCAAATTCAGCCTTGGCCTTGGCTTCGGCCTTGGCCTTGGCTTCGGTTTTCTTTTCTTCGGATTGTGGGACTTTCACTCCCAAGGGTGCCACAGATTCGGCGAAGCTTGTTTCAGCTTTGCTGATAACGTCAAGCCAATATGCTAAATCCTCTGCCGGTTGATCGTCAAACCCGACACCCTTTGGCGCCAAATAGCCGACCTTGATATGATCCGTAGCCGCGCTGATAGCCGCTAATATGACCTTACCCTTGGCAGTCTTGCCACAATTCAGTACGGCATTGTTTAATCCAGTCCGGTTATTTGACCGAATAAACATTGTGAAAGCTTCGCTGAATGACTCATTCAGCAAAGCTTTAGAAGCTTCATTGTTACCGACGACAGATGCGACGACAGATGCAAAATTGATTTTAGCCATGCTGTTTCTACCTTAAAAAATCACCCTATAAACCGGGTGTCGTTTCGGCGCCTAGTTTGGCGTCTATGCTTTTCGGCATGGCTTGATTCTAGGTTACAAATTACCATTACTCAAATATACATTTCAATTGACTATGCAAGACCAATAGGCAAAGCCTATTGTGGGCATCCATGGGCATCCATGGGCATCCATGGGCATCCATGGGCATCCATGGGCATCCATGGGCATCCATGGGCATCCATGGGCATCCATGGGCATCCAGACACCAGACACCAGACACCAGACACCAGACACCAGACACCAGACACCAGACACCAGACACCAGACACCAGACACCAGACACCAGACACCAGACACCAGACACCAGACACCAGACA